AGACGGGCGAGTGGGACGGTGGGTTGGGTCTCGGCCTTCTGATTCTGGCGGCGTTACTCGCCCGCGTGTAAGCCCCTTTTCAAGCAGCAATGATGCGGTTGATCTGTTCGTTCCAAGCAACCTTCAACGCCGCTGGAACGTCGGCGGCTTCCAGGAAACATTCTGATGGGTAAGGACCCATGCCCAATTTGCGCTACGCCTAAGACGAAGCTCGTTGACGGGCGTATTCTGTGCGGCGGTTGCGGCCTAGACATACCACTCTTGCGTCTTCGGGGCTATCTTCGTGGTGACAAGAAACTTGTCGGCTTCGACAGAGCGACAAGGCTGTATGAAAAGGCTCAGATCACGGTATCGTTCGGAGAGTGGTTGGTGCAGAACAATCTCGAACTGGTAGGCAAACCATGAAACCATATTTCCTGTTTCCCGCTGATCCGTTGAACCACCGTGTCATCGACTGTGACTTTCAATTACAGGCGAAGGCCCTGACCGATGCTGGCTATGGCTACGCCATACTCAACCTCGAAGATGATTCGGTCTGGTCGCCTCGGGGCGGTTTGGTTGCACAGACCCCGTTCAAGCAGGACAATATCGTCTATCGCGGCTGGATGCTCAACGAGCACGAGTACGGTCGATTGGAAGAATTGGCTGACTGGTACGGCGGCACGCTCCGCACGACCAAAGAGCAGTATTACCAGACGCATCACATTCCGAACTGGCATGTCATGCTCAGCGACATGACGGCGGAAACCCTCGTGTTTCCGAAAGAGACCATCGACTTCGAAGACACCGACGAACTCTGGGATCGATTCTTCGAGCGGAACTTAAAGCGCACGGGCTGGCGTGAGTGCTTCGTGAAGGATTACGTGAAGTCCCTCAAGACGGCTGGCGGCTCCATGGTTCGCAGTGCCGCCGACTTACGCCGCGTCGTGGAAGAGATGGCGAAGTTCCGGGGCACCATCGAGGGCGGTCTGTGTATCCGCCAGTTCGAGGAGTACATTCCGCAGACCGAGATTCGTTTCTTTGTCGTCAACGGGAAGGTGTTTGCCCCGAAGATCGACACCAATTTCAACATCATGGCGAACACCAGCTACCTTCCGCTGGCGAACGAAGTAGCGCACCGCATCACGGCCCCGTTCTTCTCCGTTGACATCGCCACACGTGCGGATTTCACGCCGCGTGTGGTAGAATGTGGTGACGGGCAGGTGAGCGATCTGGTGGGCTGGACGCCCGAGGAGTTTGCAAAGATATGGGCTTAGACAACGAAATTGGCTGGAGGCTGGCGACTATGAACGAAGTCAAAGACGACGAGGGCTACGCAGGCCCAACGCACGAGACCCCTGCGCGTTTGCTTCCGAAGCCTACGCTCGCCCCGCCGACCGAGGGCTGGACGTACCTGTTCAATTCCCCCAAGTGGCATTACTTCCGTGGCTGGACGTACCTGTTCAATTCCCCCAAGTGGCATTACTTCCGTGGCGGGCGCTCCCTGTGCAAGCGGTGGATGACGTTCGGCAGCGAGTTCGAGCAGGGCAACGACAAGAGCCCCGACAACTGCAAGGGCTGCATGACGGCACTGGAGAAAGAGCGGGCAAAAGCTGCCTCTAAGCAGTTGAAAACAAAGACATAAAAGCTAGAGATTTACCCTCCGATTTGGGTATAATGATCGTGGAGGGGAACTCTTGGCGATCCGTGCAGACCTACCTGTTGAGGTTGACAAAGCGGTCCTAACTCGCTATTGCCCCGACCCGCGTTGGGGCTATCAAGAAAAGTTCAACGGCGAGTATCGCACAATCTGCAAGGATTCGAACGGCATCCACGATTTCAATCGCAACGGCGACCCTGCCAAGGGTCTACCAAGCGGTCTAATTGCTGTTCTCAAGAATCATCCCCTCCACCAATTCATCATCGCAGGCGAGTTGGTCGGCAACAAAACTTTCAAGTTGTTCGATGCGCTGGTTCTGGGCGACGAGATTTGTGGTGCCAGTTCTTACGAGCACCGCGAAGCCCGCTACCATCAGGAGTTCGACGGATTCAGCAAGCTGATTCAGCCCTTGTACACCGCCCGGACGCATGAAGCGAAGGCTCAACTGGTGATCCAGTTGCTCGAAGATGGAGCCGAGGGCGTGATCGTGCGGGACATGACCGCTCCGTATGTCGAGGGCGAGTCAGGGCAGCACAAGAAAGTCAAGTTCTGGAAGACGCTGGAAGCTATCGTAGTCGGGCCGAGCCCGCGACACAAGAATAGCGTGCGCCTCGCGTGCTATGACGACCGGGGCACGCTGCATGAGATTTGCGGGATTAAGCTGAAAGACGAAAAATTGACTACTGGGTACGTAGTAGAGGTAAAATATCTTTATGCTACTTCAAGAAACCACATCGTCCAACCACAACTACTCCGTAGACGGACAGACAAGCAGGCGTCACTATGCACTATGAGCCAGCTTGTAATCGGCAAGAACCAGTAGTCTATCGAATCAGGAATCTTTTCAATGGGAAAAAGTACATCGGATCGACAAGAAACTGTCGATCACGAATGCAGTATCATATCAATCGTCTGAGAGCAGGCAAGCATCACTGTTCGATCCTCCAACGAGCATTCAACAAGCACGGTGAAAAAGCGTTTGTATTTGAGATCATTGATTGCGTGGGGCGATCAGCCGTACCATTGGGACCGCTCAGATCGATCCCAAATCGTAGGTTCCGCGTACCTGTACGAGCGAAAGACTAAGGCGGCACACGCCTAACGGAGGAAGCGATGCTGGTATCGAGACAACTCAAGTCGCTCATTGAGCGGTTCAAGCAGATGTACCCGCAATACAACACGCAGGCGGGGGCGCTGTATCAGTGCTGCGATGCTACCGCCCAGTTTATGAAGTTCGTCAACGACTTCCAATTAGCCAAACTGATCGTCCTCCCAAGCGGCCTAATCCAAGAGACGCTTGTTGGCGCAACTGCGGGCACCGTCAATTCCCCTCCGACCCCAGACCCATCCGACGCAGGAAAAGTGGTTGTTCTAGGTCCCGATGGAGCCATCACTGGGTCTTTGCTCGTCCATGCCAGCGGTGGTGGGGGAGGCGGCGGTTCGACCGACTTTAGCCAAATCACAGGAAATTTCCCCAGCACAACCACGCTGACCGTGGGTCTAGGCGGCGTCCTGACATTTTCCAATGGCACCATCAACGCCAACATGCTTTATGGTACGTCAGTCAGCAGCATACCCCCAACCGTGGGACAAGTTCTGACTGCGGTAGCCGTGGGCTCGCCGCCTGTCCTCGTAGCGACTTGGCAAGACCCCACTGGCGGCGGCACACTGGTGGGCGCACGCAAGACTGCGACCCACTACCTATCTGGGTCAGCGGGACCAGCCGCGATTCAAGATTCGGGTCTTGCTATCGGCGGGGCCTTCGGCGCGACGGCTCCTGTTGCCGCCAGCCAGCAAGCTGCGTCCTACTGGTATCAGTCAACGGGCGTTGCAACCCCGGGCGGTTACCAAAGCTCGACGAACAACACCTTCCTGCCTTGGTGGTTCGACGGAGCTAACCTCAGTCTGTTTGTTGATTTATACCTCGTTCAATTGGTGACGGAACGTGTGTGGGTTGGAATGTTTGACAGCACCCTGTCCACGACAACCATCTTCGGTTCTGACACGTTACACGCCAACCAGTACGCGGCGTTCAGATTTTCGACTGTCGCGGGAGATACAGCATGGCAGTGCGTGACTAGCGACGGCACCACGCAGACCGTAGTTAGTTCTGGGGTGACGGCGGACACGAAATCCCACAGGTTCGTAATCATCTGCAATGACAGCGTGCCGAACGTACAGTTTTACATTGATGGGGTTCTCGTCGCGACGATTACGACTCACACTCCGACAACGAGCATTGTGGGGGCGTACATGGTGGTCGGACTCACATCGACGGCGGCGGTTACATCCAAGATCGCGTTCACGCAGGCGATGATCCAGCAAGACTACTAAAACATGGTATTATATAGGGTATGGCGATTGACACCCTGAGATTCTCGGACTTCGTTCGGACGGCTCCCCGTGCGGGAAGGTGCTGCCCCACCGATATCAGAATCGGGTACGTATGGAAGGCGTTGATGAATCGCTACCTTGAGCCCCACCGCCATTATCACACACTGGGGCATATCCAGTTTGGCTTCAGCGAATACTTCAAGTTTTTCGACAAAATGAGCCCCATTACCTTCTTCGCGTGGGTCTACCATGATGCGGTTTACGAGCCTACCCGCGACGACAACGAAGCTCGCAGCGCAATGGTTTTCGAGAAGGACAACCCCGTACTGGGGTTCGATGTGGAAGATGCCGACAAGATCATCAGCCTCATTCTCAGCACCACTCACACCGAGCACACCAACCTTGTGACCGATATCGACCTCGCGGGACTGGGGCTGCCTCCCGAGGAATACGACGAGAACACCCGCCTCATCCGCGTGGAGTACAACTTCGCCAGCGATGAGATGTGGAAGGCTGGCCGATTGGCATTCCTGAAGAGATTTCTCGCCAGACCGCAGCTTTACTTCAGCCCTCAGTTCGCCGGGGCGTACACCCTCTTGGCTCGGGAGAATATGCAGCGGGAATTGGATAGGCTATGTACGAGCCCTTCGTAGTCTCCTACGTCGATCCTTTCTCGGACCACACTCGCCGCAGGTCCGTCGCATGGTTCAATCTCAGGTCTCTCTACCTCTCGAACCAGACCAACCTAGCCATAGAAAACCAAGACGTGCTCCTCACCTCAATCGAGCGGAACCCAGCGGACGGAGGCAAATGGAGGTGGGACACACCCCTGTTCGACGGAGAGGTGACTGATCTGGTAAAGCGCATCAAGATCAGCGGGGAGTTCGAGGCCGTTTGGCTGCAACTGAAGGACGGGCAGCTTACCGTACTGGACGGGCACCACCGAATCGTCGCGTGGGAGCGGCTAGGCTTCGGCACCGTCCCGGCTGTCGTTGTGAGGGTCACCCCGTTTTCCACAAAATTCAAATCCAAATAGTTCCGACTTTCAGTATTACTCTATGTGAGCCACGTGGCTGAACAAGTCCTTGATGAGGGACTAAAGCTCGGGCGGTGCCGCTGAAAAGCGAAGAGAGTGCCGTCTGGTGGTACAGTTAATGCGTTGTAAGGTTGAAGAAGGCGATCTTGGCCAAGATCGACCCCCGTAAGACTCGGACAAATCGTCAAATCGACACTGACATCTGTATCCGACTGGAGGCACCCAATCCTCCCAACCAGCCGCAAGGCGAGTGTTCGGCTGATCCCCGAATACGGTTGTGACCGAACAACGATGCGTTAGCTAAGGCTTGGGTGGTAGTCAGGAATCCGCCCAGTGGCTCTTAATCTTTTCGCTTGGGGGCACCTCATGGGTGTCCCCTTGGCTTTTCTGGTAAGTCTTTGATTCTAAAGCCACAAATTCCTAGCTAAAACTCGGGTTCCCTTGGTAGAATAGAGGTGCAAGGAGAACACTATGGATGCCTACGTATTAGCGATCAGTGTTGAGAAATCGAGCAACCTGCCGACCAGAGCAAAAAACGTTCTGAAGCGACTGGGTTGCGAGACCCTCGAAGATGTCACCAAGTTGACACCCGAGCAAATCCTGCGGGCGAAGTGGGCGGGCACGAAAGTGCTGAGCTACATCAAGCTTTGGCTTGACAGCTTCGGCCTCACTCTGTCAGACTCAAAACTCATGCCGACATCAACTGGATTCCCGCTCCTGAATGGGTACAACCTACTTCGGAAGCGAATCTACGAATACTTCGGCTACGATGAGGAATTCAATAGAGTCCTCCATAACTTGGGGAATGATCTCCCAATACAGGATTGCACGGATCGTCCGTGGGGAGAATTTAAGTGGGCGAGCGACACCACCTATCGCGGCAAAGATTTCACCATGATCCTCAGCAACACCGAGCATCTGGGTGTCCTCTGCATCTACGACAACGCCAAAGAATTCAAAACCAAAGCGGCGAAGGACGGCATCTAATGAGTGGAATGACTTGGCCCGCATCGAAACCCATCTTGACCGACGACGAGTTCAGCAAGGTTCTCCAAGAGGACAATGACGCCTCGATCTGGCTGGCATTGGTGGACGCCGCCAATACCGACCCAATCCTCAGCCGCGTATTCGCACTCGCCCGGGCAAAGGGCTGGTCACGATTCCGCACGGTCATGGTATGCTCGTATGTGATGGCACAGCGGCACGAGCGGTTCATCCAGATGGAACTGGACCGCCTGAACACGACATTGCCCAAACCGATGCAGTTCTGCTCGAAGTGCTCAAAGGAACTTTTCACGACCGATGACGGCGTGACATTACGGCTCAAAACAGCCGAGGAGCAGAAGGCGTAATTTGCGGTATTGGTGAGATTTTAGGTAGGGCGGCACCTGTCAGAACGGGGAAAGTCACTTCTCAAACCTTAGAAAGGTGGTACTTGTGGGACTCGGATACGGAACAGGAGTAGGCATGAAAGGTACTGGCACTGGACTCAAGTTAGACCCCACCAAGCGTTCAAACGATGCGCGTGATTTTGAGAAAGCCATGCGTAAACGTATCGTCGGACAAGATGTCGCCGTCGATAAAGTTGTTGAGATTTACCAGATGTTCTTGGCGGGCCTGAACGCTCCGGGTCGTCCAGTTGGTAATCTTCTCTTCCTCGGTCCCACGGGCAGCGGCAAGACTCGCGTCGTAGAAGCGATGGCTGAATCCCTCTTCGGTGACGCCCGAGCCTGCATCAAGATTGATTGCGCTGAATTCCAGCATTCCCACGAAATCGCCAAGCTGATCGGTTCGCCCCCGGGCTACCTCGGTCACCGCGAAACCCATCCTCTCCTCACGCAGGAAGCGTTGAACCAGTGGTTCAGCGAGAAGTTGAAGTTATCGATTCTGCTGTTCGACGAAATCGAAAAAGCTTCTGACTCACTGTGGCAACTCCTGCTCGGCATCCTCGACAAGGCTACGCTGACCCTCGGCGACAACCACCGCGTAGACCTTAGCCAGTGCATTATCATCATGACATCGAACCTCGGTGCTGCCGACATGAACGAACTGATGAATGGCGGCATGGGCTTCGGTAACTCCCGTGAGAACATCGTCGTCAATGACTCACTGGATGCAAAGATCGACCGCAGCGCAGTTGACGCCGCAAAGCGCAAGTTCACCCCGGAGTTCATGAACCGCATCGACAAATCAGTCGTGTTCAAAACTCTCCGCGATGAGCATCTGGTGCAGATTCTTGAGATCGAACTCGGCATGGTGCAACAGCGCGTGCTGATGGCCGCTGGTGCGAACCAATTCGTGTTCAACTGCACACAGCCTGTCAAAGAGTTTCTGCTCAAGGAAGGCACGGACCCGAAGTACGGTGCGCGTCACTTGAAGCGTGCCATTGAGCGTCATCTGGTGTTCCCGATGGCGAACCTCGTTGCCACTGGTCAAGTCAAGCTGGGCGATTTCATCCGTGTGGACATGGAGGGCGAGACCACCACGTTCATCAAGGAATCCGAGAACGCCATGGCACCCATGCTGCTCGAACGTTACGGGTCTTCGGCGGCTCCACAGCGCGAACCCATCAACGTGAGACCCATCATCCCAATTCCCACGCGGAAACCAACCGGGGGCGCGGGGGCGTAAGGGGTGGGTGAAATGAGCACAGCTTACGAAAGAGTGCTGGCAAAGCGTGCGAAGCGTTTAGGCGTCTCGCTCGAAGAAGCTACCAAGGTGACTGGAAAGCCGCTCTATCTGAGAGCGGCTGAGGCTGTAGCAGCCCGTCGTGGGGTAACCGTTGAGACTGTGTTGGACGAGGACATGAAACGGATCAACGAAGCTCTCTACGAATTCTCCGACTACTACGGGATAGATTAACGAACCTCTCCGTTAGTAATGAACCCATGCCAGTGCCCGTACTTGGAAGCGTCCACCGAGGGCGTGAGGCTGAGGGTCTCGAAAGTATCGCCCGTCCGTGCCCACACATGCTCTGCCAGTTTTCCGAGCGGTGTTATCCGTGGCAGCCAGTTGTCGGGGTCAACTGGATTCGCAAAGAATATCCCGATGTAGAAAACCTCGCCACGTTCTCCCACGGGGCAATGTGGGCAGCGGAACGTAATCCCGATGTACAGCTTCACATAGCTTGAGTCATCCCCGTGATACCCGGGAGCAGCCTGAGGAACCGTAACCCAATGCGGATTGAGGTCTGTTAGTTTCATGGCACCAATTGTCCGTTGTGCAAGAATCCATGCCAGTTCCCGCTGAGGATCGAGCCCGCCCCAGCCTGACAGGTGTGTCCGTTCTTATCCACGTGGATGTTAGGCGGCTCACCATGCCGCACCCAGCAACGATGCGTGCGTTCCTCCTTCATGGTGCAGTTGCTCGCCCGTCCATCAATGTTCCACTCTCTATTGTTCGGCAACATGCACATCAAGGGCGGTGTCGATGCGTTATCCCAGTCCCACCCGAAGCTGCCGTTCTCCATCCTGTACCACCATGCGTACCAAAGAGCACCCGTAGGAGCTTCCTGCAACGTGGTCAGCCCGCCGTTGTCCGACCGCTGATACATGCGATGGACAAACATTTGTCCGCCCTTCTCACAACCGCGTAGCTCGTCGAGGATAGGTGCCCCACACTTACAGTTCATCGGCCAAATAGGATCGCCCACGGGCGGGCGTAAGGTCTCAACGAAATCGTTCCAGTCCTCGTACTGCCCCTCGACGTGCGGGTAGTCGAAGTCGCCGATGAGGTTCATGTTGCCGTGGTAGGAGTATTCGCCCGGATAGAGCGGGCAACAGTTCGGAATGCCTGCGTTGTAACGGCGAGCCCAGACACGAATCTTAGAGATTGGCGTCAACAGGAAGCATGGAGTGCCCACAGTTACCCCTTTGAGGGATCAGGTGCCGCAGCGGTAGCCGTTGCCGTGTTGGTATTCGCGTTCGAGTTGTTCACGTTCACGTCTACCGTTGGAGCGGGCGTTGTAGGATCAGGCCACTTCTGGTAAACCAAGGCGTGACCGCCGAGGAACCCGTAGAAGGCGTACAGCGAACTCACGTACCCCGGCAGCAAATCCTTGCCAGTGTGGAAACAGTACGCCGAGGTTGTCGCGAAGACGACGAGGGCAATCGGCACGTGCGAGTCATTCGTCAGCTTGTCGAGAAAGCCCTTCAGCCTGTCGCGATGTTCCTTGAGAATCTCTGCAAAGCCCATAAAATCATCCCCTATGAAAGAGCCCGAAAGTCGTGGGAAATTCTTGTCAAGCAAAAAATGTCGCGTTGAAATCACGAGACTTGTTCGTCCGTAAGTGGCTCAAACGCCACGTTTTAAGCCTGTTTCCAAAACTCGAATGGTATAATGGTTATAGATCAAAGGAGGTCACTATGACCAAGATTAGCGAGCGCAAGACACGGCTGAGCTTCGAGACGGATGCCGAGATGCGGGGGTGGGGTAGCATCACCGTAGACAAGGAGAAGCGGAAGACACGACGTGTCCCCGTGACTCGGGCAATCATCGTGGACGTGGACAACGCATTCCACGGCACCGTGCGGTTGAAGGGTACGCGGCAGACCTTCGACTTCTCGTGGGAGGGCTTGTTCCTGTGGGCGGTCGAGCAGAAGGTTATGAAGGAGCGTGCGGAGAAGAAGCGGCTGCGTGACGCTAAGAAGAAAGGACGGTTTGTGCGGTGACCTCAATGGGGGCGTTGTAGACAACGCTCCCATAAATTCTCAGGCTGTCTTGCCACGTACCCTTGCAGTTCTGCCATTCCTCATACAACTCATCTTCACTACGACCAAGCGTGTAGGTCAGAGGCTCAGCAACCGAGTTCTGGTCGGCCTCCAGCAACGCGGGGTTGAATGCACTGAGTGGTAACTTGATAACCTTGTATTCTTCCTCGGGTCCAATCTCTTCGGCAGCGGTCTCAGCGTAATACTCGGCGATCTCAGCGGTGCCCCACCAGCTAGGCTCAGGCAGTACGCCGCCAGCACTCATGGCTCGATTGTAGTCCGTCATGCTCATGCCGTGGTAAAGGAACCCATCAGCCGCAGCGGTCACATAGCTTCGGGCTGGCTGTGCGTTGGGCGGGGTTGCTTCCTTCGCGTTGCAGGTATTCATCACAAACCACTCGGACTGCATACCCGGATAGTTGCTTTCATCGGGGTGCGTTCGATTACGCCAAAGAACGATATCCTCCAGAGCGATACCTTGAATCTTGCCCACGGTCTGCCACACGATGCCCCGATGTCCGCCCGAGAATCCCTTGGCGGTGTCGTAAGCTGCCGACCAAGACAACAGGTCTCGAAGATGTGGCTCCCACTTGGCGGGCTCGCGGTCGTCGCCCATGCGAATCTCTTCCCCACGATAGAGGCACTTTCGAGTAGTCGGCGGTACGAATGGCGTGAGTGATTTGACCAACTCAACCACTCGACCGGATGCCGCTGGGTTGTCCTCAAAGGCGTCGGCACACTGCACGTATTGACCGAAGTAGCCGTACAGCGCATCGTCCATGGCGATAGTGTAGCAAACCTTGTCGTACTTGCTACGAGGAAGATCGGCAGCGGTCACGGATCGGCCTAACGCTGGGAGTTCGACCTGAGCCTTGGGCTTGAGGCGGACTTCCTTCTCTTCGGGGAGAGTGACCCATGCCCTGAAGGTGTTAAGCCAGTCCACAGCGTTCGCTTTGATCTTACCCTCGAAGACCTCGATGCGGTGTTGATCGGGGTAGTCGATGTACTTATCTTCCGCAAAGTTCTCGGCAAACTTCCTATCCAAAGACCATGACCAACCGAAGGTGCTGTAGTCAATGTCATGACGCTCGTTGAAAACAGCCATGCCGCGATACACCGTGAGCGGGAACTTTTGGGATTTCCAGAACGCCAACGCCTGATCGTACCAGCGTTTGCTTTCCTCGTCGCTGCCAAACATGAATTCGTCATCAGCCAAGGTGGATTCGTCCATCACCTGCTCGAAGGTTGGGAAGGCTGCCCCGAACTTCTCACCGGGCTTCCTGCCCTCGGTAGGGACGTAATCGTACTTGTGCATACCCGTGATCTTGACCTTACCCAGATCGGCTGTAGGTACGAAGAACCCATCCTCCTTCTGGTCGGTGGTGATTGCCACGCCTTCGGGAACCTGTACTTCAATGATTGCCATCTGAGGTATTTGCTTCTTGTTTTCTTCCCACGAATTCTCTGGCTGCATGTTGCGTGTGAAGAGTTGACCCTCAGCGTAGGCGGCGTAAGCCTCGGAGTATTTCAAATCGTCGTAAAAGTAGATGCCGTCGCGTCCCTGCGGAGCGTAGTAGTTCTTCCACATACCTTGATCCACGGGCTTGAAGCCGTGAGCTTTGATGTCTTTGGCAATAGGCACTGTCGTGACGTGATAGAGCTTGAGGGCTCGGGCTGGTGTGGCTGCGGTCAACGCCTTTGCTTTACCGCCGCCGATCCTAATCTGGTCGGCTGAAAACACGCAATAGCTATACTTGCCGTTGTACTCATCCACCATGGTGCTGTCGTAGCCGCGTTCCTTCATGCGGTTGACGGCTTCCTGATTGTCCAAAATGTTCCAATCGAGGCCGTTCTGCTTCACAATCTCGTTGAGCCAGTTGCCTTCTGGGTCTACATCGATGGCAAAGGCTCCCAGTTCAATCGTCTTGACGGAATTGCCTTGCAAGTCGGAATAGCCGTCACTCATACATAGCTCGCAGATGTAAGTCAGGTCGGCGATCTGTTTCTTGCTCAGATTGTATTGATCTTCTTGCCGAATCAGTGGCTTCTTCATCTTCAAGTAGCAGGTCATGACGTTTGAGCCGAACTCTTTCGCTTCCTCAGGGTCATCGGTGAAGAAGAACCCACCAGCTTGTACCTTAATCTCGGAGAAGAGAATGTATCGGGTGCCGGGTTTCTGCTCGAACTTGTCGAATTTCTTATCGGTGCCGTGATACACAGGACCCACTTCACCGCGAGCAGCGAGCTTTCGGGAGACTTTCCCCCGTGGCTCCTCGTAATCTCGTAGGTCCACGACCTTGCACTTGAGCAAGATGCCGAGCTTCATGGCGGCGTTTGCGCGGTGGTTGCCGTCGTACAGCCAATCGCCTTCGGTGGTGCGGCACACGAGGGGGTACAACTGCTCCGTGTCACTCAGCCCGACATTGCTGTGCGGCTTGGTGATCTCCTCGGGGTTGTCCAAGAAATACTGGAGGTCTTTCCGCTTGAGGGTCGCCTGATTCGTCTTCAGATCGGCTGGATGTAATTCTTCAAGTTGAGCTTCCTCGATCAAACGGTCACGCTCAAACAGACGCATGTGGCGGAAAGTCTCCATCACATCGGGACGTTCGGGGAAGACCTGAAGCATGTTCGGCATATCCCCGTCGTCGTCCGAAGCCGTCTTGGGCTTACCGAGAAGCTGCTCGATCTTCTTGCCGTCGCTCTTGAACAAACTGATGAGTCCCGGGTGGAAATCGCTGGCGTTATCCTTCACCATCTCCTGAATATCTACCCACGTGAACCATTCTAGACCCGTGGTTTCCCAGTGATGTTCGGACTGCGGGGCGAAGCGGAACTCCGTACCCACGGTGCCGAGGAAGTTGTGATAGGAAAAGCCGCCCTTTGAAAATACGTAAGCTGGGTGCATGGTGATGCCGCCCGTGAAGCCCGTCTCTTCCGTTAGTTCGGCCTTGGCACTGTCCGCGAGGCTCATCTTTGGCTTGACCGCTCCACCGATGGTGCCCCAGCAATTGCCGATGTGAACATCGGGTGACCGCCACGCGAGACAGATGCGACCAGTGGTGGTGCAGATCGGCAGCACGCCAGACGCGGCGTTACCCTCGCCCGCCCAGAAGCCCTCATTATTGAATCCTTCGGCGATCTTCATCGACGCCGTTGCACCTTGAGCCTTCGCCCCAACGAAGTCTATGTCGCGGGCATAGACGTTATGGTCGGTGCCGCCCTTCGCCCACTTGATCTCGTAGAACTTGTCAGCCCCACCGTGATACTGTTGTGCCACATCAGGCGGAATGCTGCGGATGTTCTTGATGACACCCTTCATCCCATCAGCCTTACGAGTGACCTTGGAGCCGATGTCACCCGGCTTAGACATGGCAGCGTCCACTTCATAGATGTGGCTCGCGTCAAACACACAAATCTGATCGCCGTCGAGCAGCTTGTACATGCCCTTGCCCTTGAACCATACGGCGTCAAACTGAGCCTTCAGGTGCTCGGTCATCGGCTTGGTCGCTTCCACGCGATTCTTCTTGGCGAGGTCCGCGTTGTAGCCCTGACTGATCCACCATTTCATCATGGTCTTCGGCACTCCGAAGTTGATGGTCTCCAGCCGTGGCACGTCGAGGTAGTAGGTCTTCATGCCCCGCGTGGTGCCGCCTGCGAACTGCTTGGCGATAGCCTTGGCGGTCGTGAAGTACACGCCGTAACCCAGATGGTGCACGGGGGCTGGGATGCCGTCATGGTAGGGTTGGTTACCTTCGTAACCGTGGGCAACGTCGCCCGATCCCGCGTCCCCGATGTAGACCTTGAAGCCCTCGTTCCCGATGTTCTCCTGCTTCTCCTCGGTGGTGCCATGGTAGACAGGGCCGAACATCTTGCGGTCAACGGCGTCCTGCTGGCTAATGCGGTTCATGGCGGCGAGCTTTGCCACGCCTGCCAGCTTCTTCATGAAGATGCCTGCGGTGCTGCTGTCGAACCATCGTGGCGGCGGGTCGATCACGTAGGGCTGGAACCCCAGACTGTTGTAGAAGGAGCTTAATTCCTTCCCAGAGAGCCCTGTGAGCGAATGAGCGAGCAAGAAGCACACTTGGGCACCCTGAGCCTTCGCTGCGTCGAGCACAGCCCCTACAAGCGCCCTGCCGAGCCCATTACGACGTGTCGCGACCTTGACGCTTACGGTGCCCAAAACGAAGGCTTTGTCGTAAATTCCAGCCCCACCTTTGGGTAAAGTGCTCCAATCAAACCACTTAACCAGCCCCTCGCGGTCTTCCATGGTGCCGGAAGCACTTCCATCGACGTGTTTGGCGGTAATTCGCCCGTCTGGTGCCGTGGTGATCTTGATTTCTTCCTCAAACCCAGCCGTCTTGACGATCCGCCCACCATCGAAATACTTGATGGCGGTGATGTTCTGCCGAGAGATATCGCCCTCAATGCGACGGTACATGTCGCCTTCCTCGAAATGCTCCGGGTCAGGCTCGCTCTTGCCGTAATCCCAGATGAACTCGATCACGGCGTACTGGTCGCTGTCCGTCACACTCGCACCGTATTCCTTCGCCGCGAACTCCGCGATGGCGCACCAGATGTATTTCTTGCCGCCTGTCAGACGGTTGTCGCTCGCTTTCAGACCTTCCTTGTCGATCAGTTGAGCGGCCTGCCACGAGGTTCCGTGGTAGAAGACCTGAGGATCGTCTTCGTGAGCCGATGCCGCCACGCCCTTAGCCTTGGGCTGACCCTTGCGTGCGTCCACCACTTCATACTTGCTGCCGTACTTTGTATTCCACTGGCTGAAGAAATCCTGCGGGATGGTGCCCCAGTGTAGAAGCATTCGAACTGGCGATGGGGTTGCCCGCACTTCAAGGTCCCGAACTTCTACGAGAGCGAGAATGTGGTTTGACCCGCTGAAGCCAATCGGCTCATTGATGCGGGAGGTGTTAATGTTGTATGTCTGGCTTCCTTCAGTGTTCGGACGGGCTAGGAGCCGCAATGTACGGGTGACCTTCTCTGCCGCTTCGCGGAACGCCGCCTCTCCCTCGGACGCATCGGGGAGTATGGTGTTCATGTCGGGGCGTTGTTTCTCCTTAGGGGTGCCGTAGAAGACTTGATCCCATGCCCGAATGTAGGAGTAGTTGTCCTTGACGTGACCCGCCGCACGGGTGACGGCACCTAGCCACACGCTGGGTAGGAGCTTCTCAAGCTCAGCCTTCAGTTCGGGATGGAATGGCATCTTACGTTCAGCGAACTTGGCTTCCCATTGCGTGAAACACTTGCGGACGTAATCTTCCCGCATCACCCTGATCTCATCCTGCCAGTCTTGGGTTGCGCCTTCCTGTGTAGCTGCCAAGTAGTAGCAGAGAACGTGGAAGGTGTTATCGCTCATGTGCTTGATTGGAGCACCGAGAACCCCCGTAACGTTGTCCTCGTCAAGGTACATGGTGTTCGGCTGAAGCTCCATGATAACCACGAGCGAGCCGCCGCGAGCCTTTCTATCCTCGGTATCGGGGGCTCCCGCAGCCGTCATGAGGTTCTGTGACACGTAAATGCCGCCGTAAGATTGACGGCTGGGTGCGGATATCCCAGCATCAGGATCGTCTGCCCAAACCTTTTCCGTACCTTCAGGAACTAACCCCTGACTCATGATGCTTCGCAGATTCTTGATGCTGGTGCCGTGATACCAGATGGACTTCGGTGCGGCGGTCTTGACTTGACGCACGACCTTGAGCGGTCCCATGTGAGCGGCCTTGCCACTGAGTTCGATGATTGCACGAGCGAGCTTGGGGTCATTCTTGACGATGTAGTCGGTCAGATACTTCATCTGCTCCGCAAGCTCTGCCGAGCCCTCGAACTCGATCTCGCCCCATGCTTTCCACGCTTCCTCGAAGTTTTTGTAGACCGGGAACTTCTCGGGCTCATTGTAGGAAGCATTCTCGTCATTCCATTGCTTGAGCCACAAAGCCTTAACTCGCTTGGCTTGGGCGGAACCCTTGGCGTTCAACTCACCACCACGGTCATTGAGGAGTTCGTAAACATCGTCCTCATCGGGCAGGAGCTTACTGATGTCAGGAGCGGCTACCTCAAGCACGGGTCCGCCGCGCTCGATAGCGTACTGGTTTGCTACGTCGAACTCTGCGATGTATACCGCCCCGTCACGCGGGATGTCGATGTCGTAGGTGGTCTCCTGATCTGGGCGTAGGTAACCATCCCCCATGATAATCTCGGCATTTTTCGTGGACGTGCCGTGATACCACTTCTTCGGCATGGCGGCGGTCACACCGATTGCTTTCGACTCCGCTGGGATCGATAGGGCGTAGTGGGGATATGTCTTTTTGAACAGGTCTACCACGTCGTTAGGTATCAACTCGTTTGTGGGGGTTGCCAAGGTCACGGTTTTCTGATCCACGTCGATCACCGCGTAGCCCCGTAGTACCTCTTCGTACTTCCGCCCAGAGGACATGCCCTCACCCATAGTTCTCGCTATCAGTGTTGCATGAGGGCCTATGCTTCCCTTCTGCGAGAACGCGCCATAGTCAGGGTGGTAAATCCACTTTTCATTCCGCTTCTCATTCAGGCTGCCGATCTTACTCTTGAACACCTTGAAGTGGTCCGCAGGTAGTGGCTTTGTCAGTACAACCGTGCCGGGGAATGCCTTCTCGCTAAAGTTCAATTCTCTCTCAATGGTGTCCTCAGTGCCGTCCTCAGGATCAACTTCGAGATACGACATCGGGATGTTACGGACCTCAAGGATGGTGTCGCACCCCTTCTCATTGGCGAACCACTGAGCATTCTCAGGGAAGTTCGTGAGATAGAGGTACTGCGGCTGTCCAGCGTTCCCGCCCGATGAGACTTGATTCGGCCCCCAGCCGTTCTTCATGATGGCTTCAGCGTTCTCGGGGCAGGTGCCATGGTACAGCGTAGGCGCTGTGGTGCCTGCATACTTGACAAACTGCTTCGGTTCCCAGTAAAGCTTCCAGTGGTCTTCGTACTTGCCGCTCAGTTCGCACAACGACTCACCCGGCTTCTCAACCTTGAGGACGGTGGTCTCTGCGACAGGCATCTTGTCGAACGTGAAGTAAACCTTCTCGTTCATCAGGACTGGCGGACGGCTTCGGAATGCCCAGAACTCCAGATTGTGCGCGGGCGGCTCGTCCCAGAAATGACCACGGGTTTCTTTCGGCACTTCGATGAAGAACGCAAACTTGGCGATATCTGACGATTTTCTGACGATACCTGACGATAACGACCAGTGGGGTTTACGGGGTTCCAACTTCATAATCACGGCTGGAATAGTCGTTTTGCCCATCTTCTTAGCCGCACGGGTGCGGTGATGCCCCTCTTCCAAGTAGTATTTCCCCGGCTGGTCTTCGTACTCATCTACGAGGATGGCTTCGAACCACTTCTCCGCTTCCATCTGCGTGTGAATCTCGTCCACACGTCTGTCAGTTGTCCATTGCTCGCCCTGCGTTTCCACCACATCGGCGACGTTGATGAATTTCTGCTCGATTCCCTTCAGTTTCCGAACGAACGATGCGGGCAGCATGTGTTCCTTGACTGGATCGGCACTGAAATCAATGTTCCAGCCCTGCCACTCACCTACACCCTGCTCAGACTTGTACTGTACGTTGGCTCGGTTGGGATTAAACATTCCCATCTTTGCCGACGCAGCGTCCTTACTGGCTTTGAGGCCGTTCTTTAGGATATCGTCGAGGTTCTCCGCTGCCGTGCCGTGGTAGAACTTCGGCATCTTCCGTGCGGCTTCCTTCTCATCGGAGAACAACGGCGGGTCGAACATCAGAGGGAAGTCCTGTCCGCCGATGCCCTTCTGACCACGCAAAGGCAGGTTCTTGGATTCGTCGCCGTATGCCATGACCCTTTTCTGAGCGGGCTTCTTATAGCCTTGCCCGTAATCGATACCAATCAATTGAAGCTCAGCGCCCGACTCAATTGTGATCTCATTTTCATCTTCGTTGAGCATGTTAGCAAGAAGAGTCGCGTCCCAGTCCACATCGGTTGAGCGTAGTACCTTGGCTTTGAGGATCAAGGTTTGAGGATGTTTCGGGTGCGGACCACCTTGATCCCACATTGACCCCGAGCCAAAGTACGCATCGGCACTGTTCTCAACCCACGTCCAATAGACGCCCGCCTTTTCCAAATTCGGTTGCGTGCCCTGCTCAACTTGAACCGCACGATAGATCGTGATGGGGAAGTCCACTGTGCTGAAGTGGGCGACATTCTCGTCGTAGCGGTACTCAGCCTCGTTGAAATCGTCTGGCTGGTACATCGGATTCGCGTCACACCAGTTGTCGAACGGCATGGGCTTGAAGTTCTGCGCTGCCGCACGGACTGTGCGAAGGTTCTTTGGCGGATTCTTCCACGCCTTCTCACCTTTGTATTTGTAGCCCGTGATCTGGATTTCTTCACCCGGATGAATGTTGATCTCCCGCTCATCGGCTGCCACGAGGTTCACGTAGGCAGTGCGAATCCAGTCGATCTGCTTGGGCGAACTCACGACGCCACGCAGGATTACGATGTGCGGGTGCCCAGCAGCGAGTTCTTCGTGCACATAGGCGTTATTCTCGTCGTAGGACCAATAGATGCCAGTCCCCTTCTCCGCGTATTGACCCTTGTTGATTTCCTTAAGGCTCACCGAGCCCAGCCCACGGTAAACCGTGAGGGGGAACTTCAGGGATTGAAGGCGATTCATAGTGATTTCCCATGTCGCCCCGAGCCACTCCCAGCCGATCTTGTCGAGCCACACTTCCTGCTCAGCCTCGGGCATCTTCTCCCAATCCTTGCCTTCGGCTTTCGCACGTCCAGCGGCTTCGGACCTGATCTTATCCCAATCGCCCTGTGCCTCGCTGAGGCTACCACCCCAAGCAACCACGTCCTGTAAATCAAGATCGTACACGCTGCCCGCTCCCGTCTTGAACAGGTCGGGTGAAAGCGATTCAAGCGACGGCAGGTCTTCCACACCCATCACACGCTCGGGGATGTCGGCGTAAGCATTCGTCTCCTCGCCCATCTCGGGATTCCTGTACTGCGTGTCGCTCATCGGCGGCGTCTTGTGGGATGCTGACTTTCGCGGCTTACCGAAAGGTACTCGAACCTGACCACCACCCTTCGTACTCAGGGTGATGCTGTCCACTTGGAAGGAAATGCCCTCGGCCCAATCCATTCCCTCATATTTGGCGGCAGCGTCAGGCTTGACGTAGGCAAGGGTCACGTGCGGTACGTAGGGAAAATCATCTTTGCGGGTGCCCATCGCTTCTGCGACCTTGTTGTGGAGAGCCTCAAGTTCGGGAGCGTGACACTGAACCACGATGGGGGCTTGGGCGTCAGAGCTTTCGCTCACGGAGAATACGTGCGTCTTCCCTAGCGTGACCGTAAACGGTTGCTGCTCGCCTACAACTTGACTCAACAGAGCGGGGTCGGGCTTTACCCCGTACTTAACTGTGATGTGTGGATCGTCCTCACGACCATCCTTGCCGAGTTCCTCATCTGGAATCTGCTTGGCGGCTTCCATCATCCCGGAGGCGGCATCAGGCGGCAGGTTGATTTGAGACGTGGCGTTTTTGTGGGGACCTGACTTGGCTTTCTTTGCTGCCTCAATGTCGGCTTCATCCTGAGCGGCGGAACAACCGAACTTCGCCATCGGAGCATTCGCCCAAAGGTCCTGAATTTTCTGCTCCTGCTCTGGGGTGCGGGGCAGATTCCATCCGCCGTATTGTTTGATACGCCCACGCCCACGAGTAAACACGTGGTCGTTCGTTTTGACCAGCTTGAATTCTCCCGAAGTCCAATCGAGTCCATCGAGGTACGCCATAGCCTGACGGCTGAGCCCCAGCGCCCATTGCCAGCCCAAACGTTGCTTGTGCCGACCGTAGACGTAGTTATTGAGCAGGAGCCAGTATTCTTTCGTTGGCTCATCGCTGATGACACTCTGATCGGAGAACTCGGTCACGAAGTCCGCTCCGTACTTCGCATTGAAGCGAGCGGCGACGGCCTGCCATTCTTTGCCGTGTCCCTCGGGTGCGAGTAGCTTTTTGTATTTGTTGTAGGCGTCGAACCCGACTTCCATGAGTTTCGGCTTCCCAATAAGCAGAGCCACTTCATGATGACACAGTTCGTGAGCGATAGTACGGCGAAGCGATTCCTCGTGCCCCAGTATGGACTTCTGAATGCCGATTGTGGTGTTGTCCGCACCCCAAGTGTTACCCGCCTCATCCCTACCCCGTTCCCACACATCGTACCCCAGCATACGGTTGGTCTGGTTTACGATCTTGACTTCGGGATGCGGGAGCCCGGAAGCGAGCACGCCCATCATTTCGTTAATGATGTTCTTGACCTGACCGATATCGGCGGCGGTTTTCTGTGCCGCAACCTTGGGATTCATGATGCCCATTATCATCAGTTCCCCGCCGTAGACCGAGGCAACCTGCTCAAAGTCGTTGCGTTCGTACCACTCCACCAAATTGAAGCCTTGGGCTTGTTCCTCAGCGGTGTCGGCAACCAACAGACAGATGCCCGCACCGCGATCCCCGGCTTCTCGCAAGAACTCGGCAAGCAGATAGTCCCCGTAGCCCTTGCCACGGGAATCCTCGTATACGTTGATGTTGTTTAGAACGGCGAAGGTGTCATACTTCTTCCGCAGGTCGGCAACAAACTCTTTGTTCGTGTAGCCGAAACGGTCGAGCCAATTCTGGAGTTGTTCCGCATTGGTGTCCGCTGTGTACCCTTCTGCGGAACCCTGATCTTCCGAGATGTTGATTTCCCGTACCGAAGAGGATGCCAGTTTGCTGAACGTCTCGATTTGGCTCTGCGGCACCATGATTTGAACCTTTGGGTAACCCTGATCGCGGAGCACGGAGAAGCGGTGCCGACCGTTGGTGAAATGCGCCTCACCACCCGCATTGTCGCTCCACGACACAATAGGAGCCTCAACTGGGGTGTTGGGGTTGTCCTGCCGCCACTGGGTAAAGCGAGCGTAGCGGTCGCCGATGTGATTGGTTTTATCCCCCGGAGCGAGGTACAGGTGTTTGTCCTTCGACCACTCGCGATCTAACTTTTGCGTATCAACCCAAACTAGCTCGTAGTCTTCGAGCTTCCTATCCGATGGTTGGGTGAACTTAAGCGGCGGCAACTCGGTTGCGGTCTTGCTCGCCATAACCTGCCGACCTTCGATAGCATCGGCTGGTGTGACGGGCATATCCTCATCGTACATGACCGCTCCCCAAATCTTCAGCGAATCCATCCACGTCTTCTTGCTCGCCTTCCACGCACGATTCGTGGCGTTCATTTTCTTCTGATCGTAATCCCCGTTCTCGTCTTCCATGAAATACGGGTCTTGAATCATGTTCTCGTCAGGGAGTAGAAAGGCTTCGTTGAACCTGCTAACGGGCAGCCGTAACATGGCCCCGCCCTCATACATGTCCGCCGTCTCCCTCACGCCCCAATAGCTGTGCCCCTCCACCTTCCCTTCGGTCAGGATGGACTTGAGGTCTCGTAACGTGGTGCCGTGATAGAGAAAGCCGTCTGTCTCAAAGAATGAGGTCGTGGTCGCGGGCTGTTTGGCTATCTTCCGAAGCAATGGGTTCATTCTAGCGTCCTACCATAGAAAGTGGAAGTTCAACGGCGGGACTTCTTCTTTTTCGCCAGTTTATAGCCCCTTTTGAGGGCTCGTTTGACCGACCTTGAGGGCGGTGTATCGCGGCGAATTGCGATGAGCGGGGTCACAGTAGGCCAGTATTCAACGCGGACGACCTTGCGGTTCAGGGGCTTTTGAGTCTTGGTTTCCTCATCAAGATAGGTAGTTTGGATGGCACAGATACCCATCATCACGTCTTGAGAATCCTGCGACTGCTCACAGTCAACTTCGCTGAACTGGGCGTCGTTGGCGTTCGGGTGGGTGTGAATGGTGCCGAGGTAAGTCAACCCGATCTCGGCTGCGTCCTCTTCATGTTCATCGATCTCGTAATCCTCGTACCGAAGGGTGCGTTTTCCGGGCTTGTGATCGACCTTCACAAAGGCATGAATGTAGAGGATATCGCTGCGTACTTTGCCCCACAGGGCTTCCATGTATTCCAATGGGTAATGATTCAGGGCTCGGCGACGGAACTTCGCCTCCTCCTTCTTATCGACCACAATGCGGGTGAAGGGTGCGACTGCCATGATGACTTATTTTTCCTTTGTTGCCTCGGCTTTCAACTGTTGAGCAAGAGCTATAACCTCACTGCGGTTTGGCAGAACCCACAGCGTGCTGACTGGTTTACCCGGAGCAAGTCTCTCCATGGCCTCACGAATGTAATGCGTCTCACTCGCGGGCGATTCCTCGGGCTTGTGATACCCAGCAGCTTCCCATGCTTTGCGGTACTTCTCATCGTCGGGCTTTTCCCAACGCGCTTTCCTGAGCGTCTCCGTGGCTTTCATGTAAATCGACCACAGGGATGTCTTGCTTCCAACAATAGCTCTGACAGCCGTCTCAATGTCGCCTACGGTCAGGGAGGCAGTCTTTCCCATCGACCGGGCTTTGAGACTCGTTGCCAAAGCTGCTGCAATTTCAAACCGAAGGCTTTCATCCGTGCGACCTTCGATGGCGAACTGAAGCTTTTCAAGCTCCCGTTCCCCTTCCTGCACTAACTTATTCAGGTTGCTCAGAGTTTCGTGCTCTTCGGGCGTCAATCCGCCCTTTGTGGGCTTGTAAAGCAGGTCGTGCGTGACCTCGGCCCATGCGTGCATCAGGACGGATGCTACCTGAATCTCGATCTGCGTGTCGGCGTACCGAAGCTCCTTCTTGCGGAGCGTCTCGGGGCGCAGGCGCACCAGATAGTGGGTTGCCGTGTAGCCCAGCGTATCGCCTTCCTCGGGCTTGCTGGCTTCGGGGAAGCTCTTTGGGGGTCGCACGGGGACGAATAACTTTTCAATGATCTGTCCAACCGCATCGCGGTCGGCTGGCATGTAAAGCGCCACACGGCAGCCAGCTAAATCGATGATGTCGTCGTCAATATCGCGGAACGTCTTATAGTTCCTCTTTTGATTTCGCTTGTACAGCTTTTTCCCCAGCCGATCTGGGGTCTTCGCACGGGAGCTAACCACCGCCTTGATCCCCGCATCCTGAAGAGCCTGATCCAATTTGTCCTGTACGAGGTGCGCGACTTCATCGTAGAAGTCCACCTCGTGCTTGTAGTTCTTCAAAAAGGCTTCGATGACCGTGTACTTCTCACCGGCCGCTGTCAGAGCGATCACATAACGGTTCTGCTTTTCATCATGCGTGACCGGATACCGTTTCTTGAGTCGGTCCCACGCTGGCTCAGCGGTAGCGGGGTCGCGTTGGTCATCCGACAGGAAATACTTCGCTCCTCGGCGCTTTACCTCGGCGATTGCCCGATCATAAATCTCCTGCCCCAGCCCGGTTTTCCGACGCTCCGGTGCGCTGATGAACTTTAGGCGATAGGCGGGCTCGCCTTTGTATCGGGTGCGGTATACGCTTGCACCACCCTGCCGCTCCCCGCTCGCGTCTAGACCGTTGATATCGAACATTGTCGAATCGCCCGTGATCCGCCACTGAAGGTCTTCGTTTGCAGCCTGCTTCTTGGCGGCGGCGTCCTTCTGTTTCGCCTTCACCGTGTCGAACAGGTACTCGAAATCGACCTCGGAGATGTCGCCCAGCAGTTCTTCGCCCGCTTGCCCAATGTACGCCTTTTCAGCTTCCTCTAGTGTGTCGAACCCCAGCATCACTTTGTACTCGTCGAACTCTCCATCAGGTGTGTTTTGCTCAACAATGTAGGCATATTCGGCATCTTCGTTGGGACCCCTGTAGATGTCGAGATTCTCCTTATCCCCGGTTGCCGTCGTGTCGGGGATGTAGCCGTAATCGACTTTCATCTCTGTTTTGAACGACGTACCGTCAGGTTTCTTACCGACGCGGGTGCTTCCCTTCGGCCACTCAATTATAACAGGGAGACCCCGAAATTCGGTAGAGTGTTCCTGTGGCAGCTTGTCGGCGATGACGATTTTCACGAAAATGCCCTGTTTTCTGTGGTTTTGGGGGTCTCTGGGTAACACGTTCGGTCCAGCAGCATCCCCTCATAGAAGATACCGAAAGCGGGGAGTTTAGGCTGGCATTGGTTATCAGAAATTTTTTCCGCATAGATTGTGACGGAACTTGGGTATTACAAAAATGTGGGAGACTGCACTCAAAACACGGCAGGCCAGCTCGCCCCCATCGGCATCGGCGCTATCATTTACAAGTGGCTCCGCACTGGCTCTACGCTGTCCCTACGCTGGCGCACCATTTTTGCAACTACGTGTTGCTTAGATGAGTCTCTTCTCGGAGGAAATGTTCTTGGCTAAGAAAAAAGATTCGAAGAAAGTCTCAAAGCAAACCCTCATCGCTGAAGCCCAGCGCCTAGCAACTCAAACAGACGAACTCACACGTGATTTTTTCCGTAACAAGAGTGAGTTCAAGGACGGCTGGAACATTTACTGGCCGACCTTCCAAGCCTTTCTCGCCGAAGCAAAAGTAGTCTCCAAGATCGCCAAGCCGTCACCCGACAAACAGGTCGAACTTGAGATCGAGAAAGTCCGCGACCGCAAGACCAATCTGAAAGCCAAATACGAAGCGGCTATTCACCGCGCCGAACGCGCCGAGGAAACCCTGTCGGTATTGCAGGACCTCCGCACCAAAACACCGCAGCATCTCAGCATCCTGCCGAAGGTTGTTACTGGCACCAGCGAATCAGTCGCAGTGTGGGCGGCAAGCGATTGGCACATCGAAGAAAAGGTCGATTACGCCGATGTCGAAGGTCGCAACTACTTCGATCTGAATACCGCGCATCACCGCATTGAGATGTACTGGCAGAACATGATGCGCCTGACGGACATCATGCAGAAGGACACCAACATTCCCGTCGTCTTTCTGGCTCTGCTGGGCGATTTCATCACCAACACCATTCACCCCGACGTGGCTGAAAGCAATCAGCTTGGTCCGGGCGATGCGATCTGGTGGGTGCAGGAGCGCCTTGTCAGCGGCATGAAGTTCGCCCTTGACAACCTCAGCAAGAACACGGTCCTCAAGGTCGCCTGTCACACGGGCAACCACGGTCGCAGCACACCGAAACAGCGCCAGAAGACTGAGCCTTCAAACTCGTGGGAGCGGTTGATGTACCGCGAAATGAAGATGATCTTTGACGGCGACTCGAAGTACGGCAAGCGCGTCGAGTGGTGCATTGCTGACGGTTACCACAGCACGCACGACCTGTTCAATGGAGCCTTCAAGCTTCGTACTCACCACGGCCACGCCATCGGTTACGGCGGCGGCGTTGGCGGCATCACGATTCCTGTCAACAAGAAGATCGCCAACTGGAACATCAACAACCCGAGAACTCCAAACCTCGATTTGTTCGGTCACTTTCACCAGTACATTGATAGCGGAACGTTCGTCACAAACGGCAGCTTGATCGGCTACAACGCCTTTGCTAACACCATCGGCGCAGCGTTCGAGAAGCCCACACAGGCGTTCTTCCTCATCAACAAGAAGTTCAACTCGAAGACAATGGCAACGCCAATTTTCCTCGACTAACTGCTGTGATACACTGAGGCTAGATGACCTTTCGCAATAGCCTCGACGCCGAAGAACTCCCCGCCCTGTACGAAATCGAGAAGGGGTGCTTTGAAGCACCCTTTCTCTGGAGTCAAACGACCTTCAACAACTCCCTCCTCAAAGCTGCCAAAAAGAACAACGTCTGGGTCGCCGAAGAAAACGGCAAGATTCTGGGCTTCCTGCTGGCGGATAAAGAATTCGGCAAAGGCTACATCGACACCGTGGATGTTTCCCCCAAGGCACGCGGGAAGGGGATAGCGACCAAGCTCATTGGCATGTACGAGGCGGCAGCTAAGAAGCGCGGCCTTGCGGAGATCAAACTGGAGGTCAGTATCGAGAACCCGGCGCAGGTGTTGTACTTCAAGCTAGGCTACCGGGTGACCGCATTCCGTCGCCACTACTACAAACTCCACTACCACGCGCTGACGATGGCTAAGAAACTTTAAGCTTGCGGTTCATGCGAGCTTCGATGCTCACCATTTGGAATTTGCCGCCCAACACGTCCTGAATCTCGTGAATCTCCATCATGCGATTCCAGCATCGCATACGCTCTTCTTCGAGAGCATCCATCTTGGTGCTATACTCCGCGAAGGTGCGAAGCAAGGTTTCATTGCTCATCGTCCTGACGCCGTTGCAGAACCTTTTGCTAGGCAACTTCGTCATTAGAGTTCCACTCCGTCGTCCAGATACTTTTTCTCGCCGCAGAAACACTCGACCGTGGCGCTGTCGCCGAGGCCGCTCGGGACAAAGATGACTTTGCAATGTGCGCCCGAGAAGTCGGGCACAACCTTACAAGTCTTCCGGTGTTCCTCTTGCCAAGCGGAGTATTGCTCTACCTGCGTATCGTTCAGTGTGAAAGTCCTCATGCACCAATCTTACCACGGGTGCGAGGCGGTAGTCAAAAAGGTTCCGATCTTGTTCTCGCGACCGCGCCAGCCGAGTGAGCGGGCCTTGGCGATGGTCTTGCGGTAGGAAAGTTTGTCGGGTACGAACTGGAACGCACGCTGATCCCTGATGGCGACTTTGTTCGTGCGGGCGTTAAACCCGAGCCAGCCTTCTAGGAGCCAGTAGCACATGTAGTAGCAGAGATTGGGTTGTTTGGCGTCCGCCGTGCGCTTGCTTCCGCAGACTTGGCAACAGGGAATCATTTAGCGTCTCGCGTACAGCCAAGCGCCGTGTGGGTCAACGGTGCTGATGTCCACGGTCGCCAGAGTCGAACGAACGCCCTTGGCAGGCGTCTTCCAGCCCGCTGCCTTGTAGATGTTGCCGTTGGCGTCAACGAAGCAATATACGCTGCGGCTATTGCTGCCCCGCATGGTCTGGACGATGCGTGTGTATTTGATGCCTTCGCGCTCGATCAGGAAGGTGTAGCCGATGCTGTTGAATTTCACGTTGAGGGCGGTGATGAATTCCGTGTTCGTCATACCCCTATTATACCCAAAAATAGACGAGAATCGATAGGATTTTAGAGGTTTATTGCCTCTGTTTTCAGCTACCTACGCGGTGAATTGACGTTGATCGTCATCGAGCCGTCACCGCTGGTAAAGCTGGCGCTTTTCTGACCGAACTGTTTGTCGATAGCGCCTAAGCAGTCGTCACGGTAGCAACTTTTCGTGCTCGGCTTGTCGTAGTCGTGTTCGATCTTAGGCGGCGGGTTGCTCTCCATTTGCCGCTGCGCTTCCCGTGGAATACTTTGATACGCATGTCCGACCGTGGTCGTGGTTACCGCCTCTACTTCTCCGTTGGAATCCGTTTCCACCACCTGCACGGGCTGCGCTGCAACGGCGGCTATCGGGGGAGGAAGCGCGGCTGCGGCAGGAGCAGGCTCGTCTGGAATGACGGGCGCTGGTGCCGCGAACAAATTGGCCGTTGCCATGTTGAACTCCTCGGTGCTGACCATGATCTGTTCCATCTGCCTGATCTGTTCACCTTGCATGACAATGGTCCGTTCGTTGTTGTACATCCTGATCTGTTCGGGAGTCGGACCACCAAGATCGTTGCGGACACTGTAGGCAGTGATGAACACGAACAGCGCGGTGATTCCGCCTATGAACTTTAGCCAACCGTACTTTGCGGCGGCTTCCACTTTCGGGACGGTCTCAAGAGCCTTGTCGCTGAGGTCTTTCACGCCTTTCCACGCGGGATCGTGGTTCTTTATTTCGTCATTAGCCCCGTCGCGGGCGGTGCTGCTGGTGTCCTCGCCTCCCTTTTGAGAGTCATGCTCAGCTTGCTGCCCCTCGTCAGGATCAGTGACGGCTTTGCTGGCATTCTGCGTGAATTTATTTTCGAGGTTCTCGCGGATATTGGAGAGGACACTCCAGAAACTCATGCTGGTTTCCTTGTCTCAGTCATCCCACCCGCACCGATAACCGCAGCGATGGGGCTGGCGATGGAGATTGCGATGCCGATGTTGTCCGCCGACTCATGACCGATCACCAGCGAGGCGAGCACGCCCAAAACCATTGGGATTATGAACCCCAAAACGGCGTACCCGAAGGCTTTCCAGCGAGTCTGGCTCATGTAGATGCAACGAATTAACATCACGAGACAAACGCAGTCGAGAAGAAACAGAAATGTGTTCATAGCACGTCCTTTGATTTGCAGTTTGGGTCTTCTTTGACGAAGGTGCCGTTGTCTTTCAGGATGTAGTCGCAGCCATCTTCCCCGTGAAGCATGGTAGTCCCGTCCGCTCGTTTGTAAAATCGGGGATTGGGTTTAACGTCGTTACAGGCTACGGTCAGCCCGCAGAGAATCAAGACAGCAAAGACCACGATTTGCTTCATGAGGACCATTATACCACAGTTATTGGATGCGGCTATGCACGAAGGTGCTATGCGAAAAGCTTGAGGTAGGCGTCCTTTTGGGTGCTCTGTTTGTTCAGAGGATGTTCGTCGGTCCACTCGACTTCGCGGGACGTGATCTCCATGACCTGAGGGTTGATGCAGTCGTTGGGGTAGTTCGCGTTCTCAAGAGTTTCCGCGATCTCGTTCATCGTCAGGTTGTCGTGGTTCACAATCAGCACTTCGATCTTGAATACTTTCGTTCTCATGGTTCCTCTCTTCGTTCTGGTTCATCAGCGCGTACTGGAGCCTCATGCGACCCGCTTCTGTGTCGGGCACCAGATTGCCGTCGATGGTAAAGAATCCTCGCTCATCAATCTCAACGCCAGACCGCTTAGGGGTCTCGACGATCACGGGCTCGAAGTCCCGCTTGAACATTCCAGCGGGCGGCTTAGGTAACGGCCCGCACTCCTTCTCCCACTCCTCTCAAGGTCTTTCTTCTTGATCCAGTACGGGGCCAAACCTTCGGTTCTGATCTTCTCGTAGTTTTCGGCAGACGTGTAGTGGTAGCCGATCATAAATTTCGGATTCGCTTTCCGTCCACTCGAACAAACTGCCGCAGGGGTCGCCCGCATTGAGGACAAGGAGCGGGGTTCTTGGCCCAAATCGCAAGGCAGTGCGGATATCCAGCGGGCAGGTCTTCCCAGACTTCGCAATGTGTGCGAGAGCAACTCATTTCTTCCACACCAACCACGTGACGCGGTGCTTCGGAGGATGAGGCGGGGCGAAGATTGCTCGCACCAGCACAGCTACCATCCAGAGCACACACCAGACCAGCACAGCGGAAAGGGCATAACCAATGAAGGCTGCGGGTCGTTTCATGCTTTATTGTACCACGACGTTAGGTTACAACACAGACCATTGAACGTTGGAGCCCGGAGCGGGGCGACGGCTGCCACACTTGGAGCAGTAGATGTCGGGTTCTCCCGACAATTGGACGAACGTATGCGAACAGTCGTTACGTGCCATTTCGATGTTGCACTCAACGCAGATGGGACGTTGGTTTACGTGCAGGTCGAAAAGCGTCTGTACGCGAATACCGCAGCCGGGGCATTCCCAGATGAAAAGTTCAGTCAATGTGCTCATTTCTTCTCCAGTCCCAGTCGCTTCATAGTTTCCTTGGTCCTACCGCAGTCGGCGCATGGCGACGGTCCACATTTACCGCTGCGACCTTCCTGTGGCTTATAGTCCCCGTAATTATGGCGGACGAGCCGAGCCAACTTGACGAGAGCTTCGTCGAAGGTTTTACCGCCGCAATCCAGCTTCCAGTCGTGGTAGTTGAGTTCGCCTGTATTCACGTCCCAATCAGCATTGATCTCTCCCGCCATGTAGCCGTACTCCACGGAACCAAACTCCAGCCAGCACTCAACGTTCACGTTCTTTTTGGGGTCGTTGGTGACTCGCTTACCATCGGTCTTGGCGTAGTGGACGCTGAGATTCTCGGTGATGGCGGGTACGGGCATGTGCCGCATGTACCAATAACATTTGCCGCTGCGATCTCGGGAGACGAGGAAGCCCGCCGCTTCCATCTTGTCCGCCCGTTTTGGCGTAATTGGATTACGGATCATCCGTTGGAACTTGGGGTGGTAGTAGAGAAACCACCAAGCGTCATAGGCGTTGCTGATTGTGTGATAGCGTTTCTTCATAATGGATACCATCTCTCTTCGAATTGCTCGATAGCCGCCGTCAGGCGCTCGATGAGGTCATGCTCTTCGTCCGTGACCTCTGCCTTGCCAGTCAGGGTAAACAGCCTCTCGATAGCGGCTTCGTTTTCTTCCTCAGTCAATATTACCATCAGTGCTTCCCTTTCATCTTCTTTCCCTGTGGGTTGATGATGACGCGGTGGTAGGTGCCGCAACATGGACACCCCCGCCGAATCACTTTTGGTCGCTTGGGATTTGATTGCATGGTTCGTCCTTGAGGAATTCCTCCAACGCCACTTCGACATCCGTAGGGTGCGTGCCCCACGGATCGGCGATCATGAGCCAGAACCGCAGGCCCAGCAAGTAGAATTCAAACTCCCAGTCTTGGCTATGGTTGTCGTACCCCAGCCTGATGTTGATGAGGTTGAAGTCCACCCAGCCGTATTGTTTGCGATGGGTGATCTCGTGCCATTGACCTGCCGAGAACCCCGCTGTCCAGTATTTGCTATACCCGAGCATTCTTCTTTACCTCCGTGCCCTTCTTGTTCTTCTTTTTAATACCGCTCGCGTTGCCCTTGGAGGCACGGGAGCCGTGGCATGAGTTGCGATAAACCTTCTTGCGGCGTGCTTCCTTAGGACGCATGGAGCAGAAGATACAGTCGGGACGATGCCCGTGGCGATTAGCGTGTGCATTGCCTGATCCCATGGCTCCCCCTTAGTCCCAGAGGGACTGGAAATGCTTTGCGAACAAAGCCAGCCCCTCCTCAAGAATAGCCTGATCCCGCGCTTCCAGAGCCCGCAGAGCGACGAAGTGATCGTCCTTGACCTTAGCCCATGCCTCGGGACTTACGCCCACAGGACGGCGGCTAGGGTAGGGACCGAGTTCCTTCTCGTAGATGCAGTCGTCGAGGCGGTTGCTTGCCTCGAACCCGGCGATCATCTTCTCCATGATGACATCCCAACGGGCAGTCGCGATTGCGAACGCCTCATCGGTGTAGTTGCCAGTCTCGTCGATGTACTCGGGACCTTCCGGGAACGCAGCCATGGGCACGCCGTGCTTGTGCTCCTTGAGGTAGCGGAGAGCCTGTGGCAGCCAGCCAGCGAGGTAGGAGTCTAGGCCCCAAGTGTCGCGTGGTGCCCAGCCTCGGGCTCCGCGCTGAATGAACCACTTGATGGCGTAGTAAGTGTTCTCGGGAAACTCACGGATGTGCTTGATTCCACGGCGAATAGTCCGGTACGCCGTTGTGTACCACGGGTCGGGGTTGTCGTAGAGAAAATCGGGGTCCCAAGGCACAGTACGAGCGTAGGTCTTGGGGGTGGGGATAGGGCGATTGCGGAGGAAGCAATCAAGCTTCCGCCAGATAGATACGGTCATGTCGAGGAGTTCCTTTGGTCTCCTAAAGCGTCCTTGACATGATGTTCTCCTCGGGGTGGTTAAATTTAATCGCCAATATTTATGATACTGGAAGTTGGGAAAATGTCAAACTTTTTCTTTCGAGCGATGCCAATGTTGCGACGATGCGATTCCGATTTGGGCTTGCCCTTGAGGGCTAAGCTTGTATTTCTACGGGCTTCCTCCGACTGTACGACGCCGAGGGCATTCTTCTTACCCATCATGGACTGCCTCGTTCTTTGACGAGTTGCCTCACTTATAACCCTGCGGTTTCTAGCTTCACTCAATTTTCTACGTGTTATCGTCGTAGGAATTCCGCCCTCGCCTCCGAGGGTGAGGTTGTAGCCGCATTCGGGATCATGAGAACGAAACAATTGGATAAACAGCTTCTCCTGAGCGTTTCGTTCTTCCTTGTCCTGTATGGGGAGAGTTAGAGCGTCCCATTCAAATGAATTTAGACCATATTTCCTGAGGGCATTGTGGAAATACGTCTTACTACCGCAGCGAAGGGCAAGACACTCATGTCGGTTACGTCGCCTTTCCAAAGGCCAAGTTGTCTGTCCGATGTATCGCTTAATTTTTCCATCGACAGCGTGAGAAGCTACGTAAATCATACATAATAATACTGAAAGTCGTGGAATAAAGAGAGGAGAATTTTGGGAGCCTCGGAGGGATTCGAACCCTCGACCTCGGCGTAAGTTCACCGCGTGCTGTCCGTTCGAGAACCTAGTTTCCCATATTCAGCTAACGTACTGAGGTTAAAGAACAAAACTGCTTCTTTTGCTCACAATTGCTGACCTGTGACTGGAGAATCACTGGGTCTTTTGTTCCGTCTGTCCGCCCACACCATCAAGGCTACACCACGAACAGGAGCGGATTTCCCTGCTCACAAAGTAGATACTTGAAGTCGGGGAAATTCGCAACAACTATTTTAACAAGAAAATAGCGGAAGTGGAGCGAGGGCCACTTCCGCCTAAGAGAGGTAATCAGCATCTCGCTTGATGGCTTACCGTGCCAGTCGGTTCTACCCTGAAGGGGCAGCCCATTAGAAGCTACGGCAGCAAGGTATGCTAAAGAGTTTGAAATTACGTCGATTGAGATCGGTGAGTGATCGGGGTCAATTTATCGTCAGGCGCATCATGACCACCGTCCACCAGCTTTCGCATCCTATCGAACCTACCATAAGCCCCATAGTACAGGTACGACAGGCGGTCGTTTATCCCCGGATGGTCTTGACCTTCCCACATACGTTCATTCCAAGGGACGGATACGGCGGTGCCCTGCGGTCCAATCTGCGGATGCCAAATGTGCAGGACTTGACCCGGCAGCGTCTTGTGCAGCCCGTACAGTGTGTCCATAGCCCGCATCGCGGCATGATCTTCCCCGCCCCAGCCACGGAACCGCCCGTCCCAGCCACCCACAGCCTCAAACGCTTCGCGGGGCATGATCTGAACCATGGCTCCGTACCAATGTCCCACCTTCGGGTCGGTGTCGCAGGCGAGAATGGAGGATGACGCCAATGGTTCGGAGAACGGAAATGGGCTCGCAGGATTGGATTGCAGGAGGTTGCGAGAGGCTTCCTCGGTTAAACGGTAGAATTGACGGTAGGGAACAAACCAGAGCTTTTTGTTTTTCTTGCGAGCAGTACGAATCTCTTCCGCACAGTAAAGAACCGAGTCCGCCGACATGTAGCCGTCAGCGTCGATAATGACAAACACATCACCCGTAGCTTTGGCTGCCGCATTGTTGACGGCAACGGCCTTCGAGAACAGTTGATCGGTCGGATCGTCGCCCATGACAATCTGTGCCCCGGGCAACTGGACCTTCCAATACCGCTTGAGCCATTCCGCGTTCTTTACCCGTGGATGCGTTGGATCGGTGCAACGGAACGGAATTAGGATGCTGATCCCCCGCCCCTTACGGGACAGCCGAGAAACGACCCAACTCACGATAGTCATAACAATCCTCTTTACCAAACCCACTACCCCAGTCATTTTAGTGCCTTTCCCAGTGCACGATAGGCGTCGTATACTGCAAACTTTACATCCTCCACGCGGAACCGCGAAACTTCCGTCATCTTGCCCGCTTCCCATTTCATCTGGATAGATGCGCTGTAATCGCGGAACTTGAAGTCTCCACCGTCTTTTTTCAAAGCGGAGCACATCTCCACGCGACGTGGTATCCCAAAGCCGTCAGCCACGATCATGCCGTGCAAGGACGAGGTTACGATTCTATGGCATCCGCCGATCTGCCGCACAACTTCCAGCGGATCATCGCTGGGGTTGATAGCCTTGATAATTGTGCCCGCAGGCATCAATTTTGCAAACCGAGCTACAAGCTCCCCATCCATGAAATGCGGAAGGATGCCTAAGTCCCACTGCTTCGGCTGAACACCAACCAACTCGTCCGCTAGTATCCCGGGGTCGCCCAGAGCGTAACTCCCCCCGATGCCCCGTGCCGACAACGGACCACGCAACGCCAGAATTTTCGACGAGATTTTCCCCATCTGCATGATCTGGAGGCGAGAGTCCTCATGCAATTTGCCCGAGCCAAGGATGTAGCCATCCCATAGCGGCGGGATGTGCTCTAAAACCGATCCAATGGATGCGATCTGTGAGTGCGAAATCGTATCCCATTCCACCTTGATGTCGGCAAAGTGCTCAAGTAAATATGGCGCTAACGCATCGCCGAAGTTCGGTACTTCCTTCCACCAGTAGGCTTTAACTGGTTCAGCCTTGAAGAACTGTTTGAGATTCACAGAGCCCCCTACTTCAGGGATGAGAAGAAGAGAAAGATTTGACGACTGGTGGGAGTGTGGGATTTTCCAATAAAAATGGGGCTCCGCAGAGCCCCACCTTAGACATTTTCACTTCTTTACTTATGCTTTGGTCCGAGTATGCACATCGCACTCAGGAAGTGGATCGGCTTGCAACTCTTCGATATCCTCGATGCTGTGTTTGTGCTCGGTCGGATCGTCGCAATACGGGCAACCAGCGTCCGCTGCGGTCGAAACGGCCTCGTTCTCGTTGCTTCCGTCAGACTCGGGATCAGCTACCGATGGGTCACCATCCAAGCCGTGGTCGGGGCAGGTTTTACTCATCGTGTTGGGGTAATCAGGACACGTGCACTCGGCTTCAACCGTGAGGGGAGCGGTTCCTTCGATGCCTGCTTGGGTGATCGGCACGGAAGCGTGAGTCATCGGCCCAACCTGAATCGGTTGACCCTGAGGCTGGTTCGGGACTGCCTCGTACATGAACACGAATTCCTTGGCGTCTTCGGCCTTCTCCACGCCTTCGGGGAGTTCCCACTTGATGAGGACGCGGTGATTCTCGAACTTGTCCATCGCAGCTTTGCTGACCGTGACCTTGTTGCCCTGCGCTTCGAGCAACGCGGCGGTGAGCACCGACAAACGGCTGTTCTGGGTGTAAAGTTCGCGAGCCTGATTGATGACCTGTCCCAGCGTTGTGTTGGGGTCTGTCTTCAGAGCTTCGAGTTGAGCTTCAAGCTCCTCGCAATATTTCTTGAGGCGGGGGAGGTACATCTTCGTGATGGCTTTGTTTCGTTTGCTGTTGCGTCCCATTAGTTGCTCCTTTGAACTTCACAGGTCTTCTCTTCCCATTGTTCGGCGTGAAAGAACGGCCAAACGCTGGGGAAAAACTGAATTTGCGACGTTACGAAGTAAATCCACTTGCCACACCGCAGATGAATGTGCGTCCAGCGGTACGGATTGTGCGATGCGGGAACGTCGATTCCGAACCTCCCGGGTTTGGGAAGTTTCTTGTACGTCTTCATCGACCACGGCTCACAGAATGAACAGGTGCAATACGATGAATGCCGACTGACTGAGAGCCACGTGCTGGCGTAAAGACCTTCAGACGTGACCACAACCTCCCCACTTGGAAGCGTAGTGCCCGTTTTGCCAAAGCCGCTACCGTATGGAGGATATACGCTCATTAAGCCCTCTGCCCGCAGCACTGGGGCACGTCTTTGCTGTAACAGGTAGCGCACATCGTGTGCGGCCCCTTGTTGGAATCTGAGAAGTGGACGCCGTTGTGCTTGCAGTATATGCGGCGGAACCACCACGTGTTGTGCCAGAAAAAGTAGTAAATGGGGAACCAAAAATCCCGACGCCAGTGAAATTCGCGGGGCGGCTTGGACTGGTACGCCTCGTACATTTTGCAGGGAATCTGATTGCAAATTTCACACATGCAGTTCCTACTTTATCACTTCTTCTTGGGAGTGGCAATCTTCTTCGGTGGTTGTGGCTGAGTGAGCGCGGCTCCCGCTGCCTGAGTCTTCGTCTTCTTGATCTTCTTGCCGAAGTTCGGGTTCTTGGTCTGCACGCGGGTCGCTGGATCGGTGATGTAGGCTTGTGAGTCGATGAGCGGCCCCTTACCCTGTTTAACCGCTGCTGCCGCTGCGGGATTGACGGTGGTCATCTTGGCTTCGCGAATCGGGTCAAGGTAGATTTCGAACCCTGCCGTGTCTTCATAGCTGATGTCCGTGGTCTTCTTAAACGTTTCGCCGTCGATGTAGAAAAACTCACCCTGCTTGATTGCCGAAAACTTTGCGCCCATGATGATCTCCTTACTCCCTAATACCGCATTTATGCGGATTTTTCTGCTAATTTCTTACGTTCAGCCCGTGCCTTGCGTGCCACAAAAATAAAACTATTCGTCACGATAAAAAGAAGACTACCGTCCGTATTATATAGAGTGGCAAAAATCCAGTCAAGAACGTGCATCACCTGTAACATCGGATTTTCGTATACCGCCCCAACTGGCGGGCGAAGGTTCCACTGCTCCCCCGAGTGCAGAGCTAAACACAAAGAACAACGCGCTCAGGAACGAAAACAGGCAAAAAGAGGTCGCGTCAGAACCCGAACTTGCCCAGTCTGTAATCTCGAATTTTCCTACGAAATCGCGCAAGGCAGAGATCGAAAATTTTGCTCTAAAACCTGCTATACCGCAAATACGGTGCGGTTGCAGAGGGAACGACCGAGGCACTATCCACCTTGCAGCACACCGAAGTGCGTCGGACTGGCAACCCGTGTAGGTTTGGGGTTGTGTGAAGCCTGTTATGGCCGACTTCGGCGAACAGGCAGCGTTGCCCGAAAAGGAGCAAAGCTGCGAAGGAAAAACAAAGAAGGTTACATCGTCATAATCGCCGAACACCCGTTGATCTCGTCTAATGGACGCCTTTATGAACATCGCAAGGTTGTTTTCGATAGAATAGGGGTCGGACCGCATCCCTGTTTCTGGTGTGCTCAACAGTTACAAGACTGGGACGAAATAGTCATCGACCATTTGAACGAAATTAAGGACGACAATCGTTTTGAGAACCTCGTAGTCTCCTGCAATCCATGTAATCGGGCGAGGGGTGCCTTGCTTCCTTTCATCAGGAGAATGCGTGATGAAGCCTTGCCCGTATTCATTGAGTGTGTAAAAGAACAGCGGCAGGTGTTCCATGTCTAGGCGTAAAGGAGCATTGTCTTGGGACGATTTTCCCCGCAGGAAGAACGAAGACGGACATCCGCTTTGTCGAAAATGCGGCACGGTCTTGACGGGTAAGAAAACCGCGTGGTGTGGCCCGAAATGCCTTAAAGATGTCAAGCTTATGGTTGATTGGAACTACATCAGAAGAACTATCCGGCGGCGGGATCATTATACGTGTGTGCTGTGCGGAAATCGAGGACGAGAAGTTGACCACATCGTCGAACTGGTGGACGGCGGAAGCTGGTGGGAGCCATCGAACTTGAGAACTTTATGCACCCCTTGCCACAAAACAAAAACGGCGAAGATGAGAAAAACCCGCGCTAAAACACATACTTCGCCAAGCAATCCGCAGTATTAGTCATGATATGGTGGGTGGGGGAACAATCGCCCACAGCGTCTCCAACGTCTTTATGTAGTATTCTGGCAGATGCCCAACGTGTGGATGCCCGATGCCGTGATATTCGAGGGCGTTCTGAACCGAACCGTGCTGTCCTTTACGCGCCATTGGTTTCTTTCTTTGCTACGCCCCAGAGGGCTGTAAGCCCTAGCATTTCCAGTTGATAGACGCCCTTCAGCTTGATGCGGTGATACTCAAGGGCTCCCTCGACCGATCCATGCTCCCCACGTGCGATGCTCAGGGCGGCACGCATGGCATCCTGCACGCGGGTCAGCGACGTGCGCTGCTTGTCGTCCTCGCGATATTCCTTTTGTAGCCGACGAAGGTGCTCATAGCGAGTCTGATTGTCACGGCGGCAGGCTACGGCATGAACCAAATTCCGTTGCCTCTCTGCTGTGGTCGTCCTGACCTCGGGGACACGGCGGCTAATCATGCAGTCCCGTGTGGGGCTATACTCAAGAATTCCCCAACCCTTCGGCCTCTCCGTCTCCGCGATCAATCCAGCGGGAGCCGCGAGCCAGCATAGGTCTGCTGGTGGTTCCCACTCCCACTTCTTGTCGCCGCGAAAATCGCCGCGTGAAGTCTTGACCTCGACGATCACGGTCATCATTCGGTTTAGGATGTTTGCTTCTACCTGCCAAGCGTCTTTCTCTTCCTGCGGTTTCTTCCATTTGGGCTTTCGGCGAATCAGCTTCAGGGTTTGCAGTTCGGTTTCAGTAGGGCACAAAACTCCCGCGATGTCAGCGATCCACCCATCCGCTACGCCGACTTCCGTTTCGACGGGCTTAACTCCGCGTTCGTCGAGCCAGAAACAGGACGCGGCGGTGATCTGTTTCGTGATCTCTGTCTTATTCTGGTCGTCGAAAAGGCTCATTCTTTTTCCATTGCTTCAATAGCGGCGACGGCCCGAGTGAGAATCTTGGTCGCACGTTCGAGCACATGTCGATAGCCCAACACATTGTAATGGTCTGACTCACAGGCTTCGAACACCCTGCGGATGGCTTTGCGTTCGTGCCGATACAAATCACTCACGCTGATTTCGAGAATCTTTTTCTGCTGAGCTTGTGTCAATCTCATTGGAGTACCCCATCAACCTCTATCAGTTCCCAAGTGATGCGCTCGGCATTCTCAAAACCAAAGTCAATAAGGAACCTCAACCCCTGCTGTTCCAAATATTTAGCGAAGGCAAGCTGAGCAGGCGTTGTCTGGTAGTCGGGGAAGCGAGCTAGGAATCTTTCAATCTCAGACATTGGTCTTCTCTCGCTCGGCCAAGTATTCTTCCGCCGCCGTGTGGAGCCTGCACAGATGACAGTTCGTCTTGTGCATGTCTTCGCCGATGTGGTACTCGTCCACCAACTCAATAAACCGAGGTGCCATTTGATCCAACAGGACAAAGGCTTGGACGACCCGCGTGAAGAAAAGACCCGCTTGTTCCTCGTCATCGTTCGCCGCCGCGATCTGGCGGGCAACTTTAAGGATGACTTCTTTCTGAACATCCTCAGCGTACTTCAGGGATTTGCCGACAATCTCGTCATTCGGATTGCAGGCGTCAATAAACTCCCCGTACACTATCTCGGGCGGGTTGTCGTCGAGGTTTGGCATTTCCACTCCTTGTACTTTTCAGGCAGGCATTTAGCACAAGGGCGGAACCCAGCAGCAATAGCCGTGGCTTCATCCTTGAAGAAAACCCTGTGTTTTACGTAGTGTCCTGCGGCGATGAAACGAAGAGCAGAAGGGCAGTCTAGTCTACCGTATATTTTGAGTTGCCTGTGCCCGCCCAGCTTCCCGGGTGTCTTGCTTGCTCGAATCCAGCCGTCCGCTCCCATCAGCAGAAACATGGGGTCCTCTCCACATAATACCCATTGTGCGGAGAAGTTTGGCGTCATCCATCGTGATTGTGCACTTGCGGGTGCAAACGGAGCATTGGCATTTGAAATCTAGGGCGTGGCGGGTGCGGGTATAGAAAAGGGGCTCATCTTCTTCATGACGAGAACGTGCGATATCGGGGTCGGCCCCGAATCCTCGGCAGTACAGTTCCCAGTAACGTGAATCGCCCCCACGGTTTGTACTACGGTGGGGGCGATCCTCGGGTTCAAAGTGTTGGTGCATTGATTCCCCCTTCAATGAAAAGGGAAGTCGGGTTACGCCTCGACGAGATCGTCGCACATCACCTTCGGCATTTCCTCGGACCTAGCCGACTCTTCATACGGCTCGTGAGTCGTCAGGTCTACAACAAGAGACCCGTCGTTGGGTGCCGCCGTCCAGTTGGCGTTGCCGCAACCGTCGAGCGCAAGCACGGTGCCTGCGTCAGGCAAGCCGCTGCCGCATGGAGTGGTCTGGGTGCCGCCGATCTGCACGTTACCGCTGTTGGTGAACGTGAAAGCATCCCCAGCGTTCGCCAGCGTGCAACTCACCGTGGGGCTTAGGCCGCTGCCATTGCTGGTGAGCAGGCTACCGCCTTGGAAATTGCCGCCATTGAGTCCGCCGTTGACGATACCAGTGCCGCCGCTGGTATTCGGCGTGTTGTAGCCGACCCAAGTAGGCGTAGTCGTGATCGTCCACTGACCGTTGTTCGGAACGTTGTAGGTGTACGGGGGATTCCAGACCCACTGCGGGTACGTGTAGACGTACTTGATGTTCTGGGGTGGTTGGGTCTTGTCGTTGACCGCCTTGAGGCTGCGATCCAGCATATCCAACCGAGCGACCTCGGATAGGAGTTCTTGATGGGTCAACTGGTTGCGGCTGAGAAACGACTGGCTAAGGCCCATACGAGGGCGAGTTTTGTGTACTTCGTCTGTCGCTGTTTCTTGATTTTGGGGGTAGTGGTCTTCTTTTTTGCCATGTGCATCTCCTAAACATGCATTTCGATAGTCGGAAAATGCATTTCTAGGTGTCTAATACTCGAAAATCGCTATTTGCACTCGGCATGAACGCATTTTTTCGTCCCGTCCTTGTAAAAGAAAACGAACAGGGGTACGTCGGCGCATATTCGGCGGCAGGTGTCGCATTTCTTGTCGGGGCTGAAGACGCGGCGGAAGGCGATGATTAGGTTGTCCATGCCACTATTATACCAACCGCATAACACGTTCAGGCAGGTTTCTGGGGGTCTGGCATTACTTTGGTTTGGGCAGTAAAAAGCCCCAGCCGAAGCTGGGGCTCGTTGAAAAGGTTAAGGTTAGTAACCGACTGCCGTCCATGCCACGGTCGAAACATCCGCACCGTTGTCGGAGTAAATCGTGAACGATGAACCCGAGATCGGGATGTAGTACAAATGGCCGGGGTTAATCGGAACACCCAAGTACGTTAGGTACACATAGTAGTTGTTCGCAAATGCGGATGCACCCGTCATCGTGACCGTCACCGAACTATTTGGGGGACTGCCATCAACCACGAGCGTAGCCGCTCCACTTGCGATATGGTTGTCACCATTCGACGCTGGTGAGCCCGAAGCTTCTGCCGCAGGATTTCCCGCTCCGTCGTAAAGGACTGGAACAGAAGCCGCAATAGTAGCTTCCACAGCTTCAGCGCGATCCGTTTCCACCAGAACAGCAGCCGCAGCGCCAGATGCGTCCGCACCAACTGATCCAGCGGTGAGAACGACAACGCCAGTCTGACCGTTGACGGACGCTACAGGATACGGAGGCGTAGCCGCCGAGAACAATCCTGTGGTTGCGTTGTAGCCCGTCAGAAACTCAATTGGTCCCGCTGGTGAGCCGCCCACAACTGGGGTGAACGTCTGAGCCATTGGCGGTGCTGCTGGGGGTGCCGAAACAATGGTGCCTGCGGCAGCGAGAGTGATAGCGGCAGCGGCGAGTGCGCGACCCTGAAGTGTCCCACCACCCAATGTGATCGACGCGACTGCAAGGATGTTACCTACTGTCGTGCTTGGGGTGATGGAGGTCCATGAAGACCCAACGACCCAGACCACATTTGCGGCCTGAGCGCCGTTGATGAGAGTAATCGACGTGCCACTTTCCTGCGTGACGGTCGAAGCGGTAGCGATGAACACGAACATGGCGTTCGGGTTGTCCTGACCGTCGAGAACGATGCTGGTAGCGATGTTGATGGAACTACCGCTCTTGTAAACACCTGCGTTGAACACGTTGGCAGCCGAACCATTACCCTGCGTTCCGAGGTCGGCTGTCGTGATTGCTGTCGAGGTCAAACCACCGAAGTAGGTGATCGCCGTGTTGAGGTCCGTCAATGCCTGAGAGGAAACTGGAGAACTGACCGACGTAGGTGGGGTCAAGGTCCAGCCAGCGGGCGTGATGGTCGTGCCGTTGATGTTCCCGCCGCTGATTACGGTGCCTGCGCCATCCGAGTTTGTGATTGTGGTGCCGAGCAAAGCGTACTGAGCAGCCGAGCCCAAATGCGGGGTTACGGGGGACGGTGCGGCACCAGCAAGAAGAAGGGCTAATGCAACGCCGGAATCCTGTATGTTGCCCGAGCCGTCATAAGTAACGACATCGCCCGCGACCGTGAGTCCTTGGTTTGTCGTTTGCACCTTGGAACCGTTACCCTCGCGACTGGCGAGTTGCGAGGTAGCGATGGTGCCAGTGATCTGCGAGAAGCTCCAAGTGGTCGGAAATGGCGGGGTGAACCCGAGGGTGACCGTACTGCCAACGACCGAGACTACCGAGATCACTTGGTTCGGATTCGGCACCGTGTTGGGCAGATTGAAGAGCAGGTTATTGCCCGCGACGGGCTGTGCCTGAACAGACACCTGTCCAGTGATCGCGCCTACGAATGTTAGCTGACCTTTGATGATAGTGGGTGTGTTTGCCATGATTGCCTGTGCTCCTTTAGAAGTACCTTACGTAAACGCTCACCAGACTCGAACTGGCTTGAAACTGAAATTGCTGATTCGACTGTGTAAATACCGAGGTCGGCAGTACCAAAAATTCCGTACCCGGATAAAGCTCCGTAGTGACTGGCACAACGTAATCGTCAACATCTGACGTGCGGGCCGTACAAGCATCGGGAGCCGAGAGAAGTGTGATCGTGGAATCTCCATCCGCATAAGCGCCCCAGTATGTCGATGGGGGCGACAAGGATGGCGGCTGAGCCAAATTGCCGACGAGGGCGATGTACGCCTGACCTGAGTAGTTGACCACCTGCCCCGGGAGATATTGCGTCGTGCCCGACCATGCGGGAGCGGTAGAGGCGGCAGCGCAATAGAAGGTCACCAAATCTCGCCCTGTGGTCAGGAAATAGTTGCCGTTCGCCACATCGCAGACAGTGTAAAGCGGGTTCAATCCCGTTGACGTACCTGTCGTCCCAAACGTGGGGCTGAGCGTGATCGGTGCGTTATTGATTACCTGCGTTCTCGCCATCGTGTCTCCTTAGTCGGTTCTCCGTGTTCGAGAACCCTCGCTTCGTGCAGCCATCACCGCGATTCCCTTGTCCATGCTGGTCAGAAGATCGACGGCTTTCTCGTTAGTCTTCTTCACAACCGCCATGTCCGCGACCATATTGGGGAAGCCAGTCGCCAGAGTATCGATCTGAGTGACGGCTTTCTGCCCCGCCGCCTGACGGTCATGCCGCTTGACGTACCAGTTGATGCCGCCCGCCGCTCCTCCAAGAAGAGCCAGAAGAACGGTGACATTCTCCGCGATCTGCAAAATGTCTTTAATCGGGCTCATAGTTCGCCTTACAGAACGGACTTCGCCCAGCTAAAGAGCGTATCGATTTTGGTGCCGATAGTGGGATACGCAATCCCAAATTTGACACCGCCGATGAACAACGCTGCCGCAAACGCGGCTTCAATAGCAATCTTGATTAGACTGAACATGTGAATGTCCCCCTAACAAGAAGGACGGTAGGCAGATTTTATTCGGAGAAACCAGCCGCCCAGAGGTAGAAGCGGGTTTCCCAAAGGAGGAGGCGTCTCAGGCGAGAGCACTGGGGGTAGGTGAGATCGTAGTGATTGACTAGCCAATATTCGGGCTGGCTCAGGAACACGTCTAGAATGATGAGGATGCGAGCGACTTCCTTCCTCCATCGAGGCCAAGGAAGCTTCTTTTTCTTGGGGTTGCCCGTGAAGGCTTCCGACTGGTGGGCGTGGTTATAGGTGAGGGCACGCCATAGACGCTCGCCCAACGGCATGTACCAGCCATAGGGCGGGCCGCTGCCTTTTGTGCTCGGGAACCATACCCACGAGTAGGGTTGCACGAGACCTAGCCCTTCCGAACGTCCTTGACCATGGCGATTAACTGCTCGTTCGTAAGTCCCACTTTATACCCCAGATCGACAACTTGACCCGCGTCGAGGCCGTCGAACCACTTCTGGAACATGGCGATCACGTCTTGTTTGGAGAGATTCAGGTCTTTCACCAATTGGTTCGGGGTGACCCAGCAGTGGCCCGCATGTCCCTTCGGCCAGTCGCAACCGAGGTCGCACGGGACTTCGCTCACCAGTTGCTTAAAGCCCGCGACATCCGACAGGCGCACGGTGTCCAGAACGCCGTCGTCCGTGTTGTAGCCCGTTCCCCACTTGCCGATGACGAAGAAAGCCTTGGTTTGGTAATAGTCGCCCGAGTTGAACTTGTTCATGATTTCAACAGGATCGATATTCCAGCAGCGGTCGCCGTCACGGGAATCCTCGCCGAGGTTCCTGAGCCATGGTGTTTCCTCTTGAACGCCGAGGCGGTTGGGACGGTCGCAGCGATGTTCTTTGCCGTCCTTAGTCACGATAATGACATTGCCGTCCGAGATGTTGCCCTGCACGAAGAACTCAGTGCCGTTGCGTTTGACTGTCTTTGATCCAAACATGCGATCCTCCACTTTGCCGATGATACCACGAGCAAAGAAAAAAGGCTAGTTCCAAGCCCGATTCGAACGGAACTCATTGGAACTAGCCATGATGAACAACGTTTCGGGAGGCATTACCTCCCATGCACTATAATAATACCATAGTCCGAGACTTTTAGGAACCACCCGCCAAGGTAAAGTTCACCTGAATGGTTGTTTGCACTTCGACAGGCGAACCATTGAGCAAGTACGGCTTGTAGCGCCACTGCTTAACGGCATCTATCGCGGCGGGGACGAGCATCGGGTGCCCGCTGGTGACCTTCAGGTTTTCGATGGTGCCATCCGTAGAGATCACAGCTTCGAGGTTCACGGAGCCCTGTATGCGGGCCTGACGTGCCAACGGGGGGTAGTTCGGCGTCACCTTACGGATCAACATTCCTTGTGACACGCCCGATGATACCCTCACGACCTTGGGTGGTGCGAGTTGCGGCACCGACTGCGGGACCGCGCTGATGATTGAGCCGATCACGCCGTTTGGCACCCCTCCCGGGACACCACCCGGGACGCCGCCAATCACGCCTTGAACAGTATTGACTGGCGGCGGGGCGGTATCCTCTACGATCTGCTGAATCTTCTTCGGGATACGGGTGGGCGTGCGTAGCTGCCCGTTCACGATGTCAGTCTGGACAACGTGCTGCACATGCACAACTGCGGCCGCTGGAGGGGGCGGCGGCAAGGGTGGGGGAGGGGCAACCAAGAACGTAAAGAGTTGAGCCTTGGGCAGTTCTTCGGTGTAGTACAGGGGAATCAACAGAGCTATGCCGAGGAGCACCGCTTCGATCAGGAATGCGACCGATGTGTACCGCCCACGCTTATCCTTCAGCTTACCGCCAGACTCTAATAGGCTGTCTTCGAACATGTGGCCCCCATAATCATTAGAACCCAAAGTCTTTGGATTTGTTCCCTTACGCCCTCTCGTGAGCAACATACGAGATTGCCAAACCGTCAGCACCATCGGCGGGAATGACTTCAAGGCTACTCACCCCAATGCAGTCTTCGAGTGGCACCGACAAGATGTAACCGTCTCCAGCCTCCACGGGTTTGCCGAACTTCTTGATGATCGCGGCTAAACGAAACTTAGGAATTGTTACGGTCTCAATCACTGATTCTCCCATTATACCACTTGCGCTGTTTTCCGTCGCCCTCGCTTACGCTTGGATTCTCCCACATCGTTGTTCTGGAAGCTCCGGGCCAACTCTTTCAGTCGCGTGCGGTGACGAGCGAAAAGGGTCTCACTGATGCCCAAAGAACGAGCAGCTTCGTGCTGGGACGATGCCTGCTGGATCGCATCCACCACGGGTGCCAACTCTGGGTCTTTCGCCTCGACGTAACGGCGGAACTCATTGGCGAGCAGGTAGTTTTCGTACTGCTGTGCCGTGCGTGCCGTGGCGTTGCTGAGGTAGTCTGAGTGCACATGGCAGTACGCATCGTCCACCACGTCGTACTCACCATTCTCATGGCTGGGATCAACGTTCGTCACGATGGTGACGTTGCCCTGCCGACAGATTGGGTTCTTGTTGCGCTTCGAGTACACGGTGTTGAACTTGTTCGTGAGGCACATGTTGACGTAGGAGCGGAATCGACGCTCGGATGCCCCATACTGGCTAATCGGGTTGAACGTCTCAATCACGTCCGTGCAGCCATTCACGCGGTCATTCGCACCCGGCTTGCGGTGCTTGCTGGTCTGCGGCAGGTACTTCATGTGGATGATAAGGTCCTGCGTCCAGTCTTCGACATCCTCATCCACTACGAAGCGGGCGAGACGTTTCTTCACCCAATTGCGGATGTAGTTCGGGTAGCGTTCGTAGAATTCGAGGAAGTCTTTCGGGACACGGAACCCATCATCGCCGATGTGGTGCCCGGTGCGTGGATCATACTGAATCTTGTCGTACTGGCTGTCGGGTTTGGAGGGCGGGGGTGTGGTGACGGGAATCACGTCCATCGGCATTGTGCGGCGGACGTGCCACACGCCATCGACCTCTTCACCAATGGCGATGAGGGTTTGGATGAGTTCGTATTGCCACTTGTCGCCGCATTCCTGCGGTAGTCGTTCCTGTGCGAGGGTGAAGAGTTGGTCGATTCGTTTAGGGCCTTGAAAGAGGGCTACAGCTAAGAGATTGCCAAATTTGAGGGAAGAAAATGCGAATGCAGTGGTCTCTAACGGAACCATTAGTTCTCCAGCAACTTTCGAAGATACTGAACCCCACAGGAATTCAGCGAGTGCCTCCCACTGTAGGCACGTTAACCCTTTAGTACATAGGGCATATCTAGTTTATACACCAAGGCTTGGGTTTTATCAAGTGGAAGTTACGAGCGTCACTACTCAGCTTTCTTTTCGATGCCGTTGGGTGCAACGACGATGCTTATTTTTCCGACTTTTTCTTTCAGTCGTCGCCGCAACTCGGGCTTCGAGTGGGCTTCAAACGTCTGTTGGAACCGATCAAGGGTGTTCTCCAACGCCGTCCTGCTGGCTGTGATTGGATCGAAATACGTTAGATCGAGTGCGGTCTTTTCAACAGCCATAGCTATCTCCTTATGCCTTCTCGTTTTTATCACTCACCACATCAATCAACTGTTCCACGACTCGCTGGAAGCCATTCATGATGGTCATCTGGTTCTGAGCGAGGAGCTTTTGCTCGCCACTCATTTCACGGATCAGTTGAAGTTGTTCGGAGTGTAATTCGGATTGGTGGTGCATCGCCTCAGCGAGTTGATGGACGCTTACGGCGAGTTCTCTTTGGGCGGTCACCTGACCTTCGAGGGTTTCTTTGAGTTCGGTGTTGCTGTCGGCTATCAACTTCAGCCGTTCTTCGGACGCTACTGCTCGATCTTCTACCTTGGTAAGGAACCGAGTAGCCTTATAGACCCCAATTATGACTGTTGGCCACCCAACCAGCGGAAGGTGAGCAATAACCCAGTCCCACGGAGTGGGCACGGGTACGGGCGCTGTGGCGGCTTGTAGAAGTGCGATCAGCATTAAGACCTCGCGTCTGCTTTGATTTTGTCTGCGGCTACGACTGCATCGGCCTTGATTTTGGCTGCGGCAAGCACGGAATCAGCTAACATCAGGGCGGCGGCTTTGAGAGCGTCCGCCTGAATCTCGGCTTTAATCTTGCTGGGCATCGCCGTCACGCGCATGTGCTGGTAAATGCTGACCACCAGTGCGATGACCGATGTGCCTGCGATGATGGCGTTTATGTAATCCACACGTCTCCCCGAGTAGTTTTGTCCCTACCTAAGAGTCCGAAAGTGGGTAAATAAATGGCAAAACTTGCCCTAACGTCCTCGTCGGCCTCTAGCAACCCTGTGGCTGCCGCCGCCAAACTTGAACTTGCTCATCTGGTACGCCCGTTCACTCGCCTTTAAGTCGCTCATACTCATGGCGTCTATGTTGAGGATCGATCTCTTCGGAAGTGCTTGCTGACGCTGCATGATGAGGCTCTGCCCCGTGGGGTCCATCTTGAGGTGACCCTCGTCTATCAACCACGTCTGAACCTGCATAGCGACGAGCATGACCGCATCTACCATGTCGTCGTGGGCTCCCTTTTCCAGAGGAGCATGGACGCGGATACGGTATTTGGCAACCACGTCGGTCTCAACCATTTTGATTTCATGGATGAACTTGGGCACATACGGAAAGTTGGCGGTGTGGTCGTTGATGAACGAGCGCAACGCATACGCCATTTCCGAGTTGATGGCAGGTGTGAGGTTCACCAACTCCATGTTGTTGATTTCATTCTGTTCCAGCAAGGTGATAAGCTGACGACCTGCGTGTTGATCGGTTGAGCCTTTGTAGCATGGGAGGATTTTGTTCATCTCCTTCAACCAGAGCAGAATGTCCTTCACGGGTAGGAGTTGAAAATCCGTGTATTTCATACCCTCAGGCGTCGAGACGGTGACGCCGGGACCTTCGAAAAGTTCTCCCGCGATCATGCGGTCGATGTAGTCGAACACCAAATGAAAACCATGCGTCAACCCGGGCGTCGGATTAGTCGATTGACGAACCTCAAGATGTCCAATCGCCAACGCGCAACCATCGGGTCGGCTGTTATCAGGATCGGTGACGTTCACGCCGCCAAGATCAAGACCCCAGAAGTAGTTGTAGCCCACCTGATCTCCGTTGAATCGCACGCAGTTTTGACGAACGATTGCTCCCGGTGCGGGCGCAAGAACGCCGAATGTGGGTTCGGTTTTGACATCCCACGCGGTGACATCCGTGCAGGTCATGATGTCGATGGATCGAACGAACGATTCCGTAGATTCCAAGAATTGTCCGCCGTACTCAGCCTTAAACGTGAGGGGGTTTTTACGAGCCTTATCACGCAAGAACCCGGCCTTGAGCTTGGGGTTCATTTCCGCCGATGAGCAACTGAGGGCGAACGTCGGGTTGTCCTCGTTGATGCCGTCCTCCATCGCCATGCGGTAGAGATCGTACATCATACCGACTTTCTTCAGTGGCGACGAGATGCTCAGAATCAGTGAGTCCTGAACTTCAACCTTGCCTTCTGTACCAACTGGTTCCGCGTGCTTAAAATCGCCAGCTTGGTGAAAGTCGGCTTCATGGAGCACGGGAGGGGCGGTGATTTCTTCGTGGTGGAAGTCGCCAGCGGCAGGCGTAGCGGCTACGTACATGTCTTCAGACGTGGAGCCTACTTCGGAACGGAAGTGGGCAAACTCGTCAAGGGCGAGGAAGAGGGACGAAGGACCACGGACGGCGTTCGTGGTGCAGGGCAGCGATACGACTTGAATAGACGGCTTGGCATCGACCTTATGGTGACGATCAGCTTCGCAAGTAAACGTCAGGTTCTTGGCGTTGCTGTCCTTGATGTAGGTGTGGAACCACGTGGCACGGGTGACAGCGGCCTGAAGCTTTTGGAACAATCGACCCGCACCTGTTTCGTCCTGTGCAAGAAAGGTGAAGTCGATCTTGGAACCCTCAGCCAAGCCGAAGAATTTCTGCGGCGAGTTGATGCACAAAGTGAGGTAGAGTTTGTAGGCGGCGATGGCGGCGACGACTTCGGACTTACCACCACGACGACCGCAGAAGATGACGCCTTCGTTGAATCCTCTTTGTGGTATGTCCCGCCAGTCTCCGACGTTGCAGCGACCCTCTTCGTGAACGATGTGGAGATACTCTTCTTCCGTAACCGTGCGGAGTAGCTCATCACGGAAGGGATTCCACATCTCCACCATTCCCCAGTTGTCGATGGAGTCTGCCCACTTGGGGCGGTAGTCAAAGGGAACGGCGAAAAGTGCTTTGACAAGAACACGCTGAACAGGACGCAGAACGAGACCTGTCCCACCCGGGCCTTCAATGAAGTCAATGGCATTGATCTTCTTTGTCGCGTCAGGCAGGAGATTGTCTGCGAGCTTTGTCCAAGTTGTACTTTTGACTTTCTTGTCAGCCATGTTGCTCCCTATAAAAGGGTTACGTATTAGGAGGATTTGGAGAGGTTATTCGCCGCGTTCGAAGGCGCAACCCTCACAATCAGGCGGGCAGGGAGTGGGCACGTAGCAATCGTCGCAGACGAAGTGTGAGGTGAAGTCTTCGCCGAAAAGTTCGGCCATGATTTGGAGCTTCTTCACGAGGTCTTCTTCGAGGGGTTTACCGCAGTTGATACAGTTCATAAGAAAAACCGGGGGCGGCTGCGTAGTGGAGAGAACCGCCCCCTAAAACGGCACCCACGCATGGTAGGGCCGCACTTGGAACCCGCGACGGGACTTACACCCGCAACCCCTTCGTTTAGAATGAAGTGCTCTGCAATTGAGCTACGCGAGTAAACTCTGTGTCACGACAATATCCGATATATCGGGCTGGCTGACCACACTTGTGTTCGTAAGTAGCCCAGCATTCTCCGTCCTCGCCCTTAAACGTGAGGACCTTGCCGTGTTGCAGCAAGTCGAAGAACGTCATGCAATTATCACAGAAGAACCCCCACGTGTTGAAATCCCACGGAGTGGGGCTCGGATCAATCGGCAGCGTTGCTAGGCGTCGGTAACTTCGATGTCCTACTCCTCCGCACATGGTTATTCCGATCTCCGAAACACGGGACGCTGAGCCTTGTCTGCGCGGCGTACTGTTACCCTGCGAGGCCCGCCTTTGATCCCAATATCTTGCCGCTCTTCGTCTTCTGGAAGATGCTTCTCTTGGAACACATCCCAAGGGTCGTTCTCGTTGACTTCACTGATGATTTCGCTACTCATTACAGTACCGTTGTGTCTACTTCAGCGTCGATGTAGTCCATTATCGCCCCCTTCGATTTAATACTGGGTTTCTTAGATCAGCCCGAACGAATCTTACTCGGCCCTGACCGCCGCCCGCTTGAGCGGATGGGGTTTCAAGCCAATCATCCCACTCATCTTGGTCGCACTCAATGAGATCAATCGTGTCCTTCCAGCCATCTTTACCGAGACCTTTGGCGAGAACACGACCTGATTTCGACGAGGTTTTGACCCCGATCTTCATGCTTCCTTCATGTATTCTAACACTTTTTCTAGCTCAGCGACAGTGGCGTTCCCCTTGATATCATTTGCCCGCCACGAGATCACTCGAATGTTATCTGAGGTGTATCCCTTAGAGTTATCCTTCCTATCCAGACTCGGAGAGTTGTTTTTCCCCTTTGATCTCACGACAAGCGGGATACCCAAAACGGGGCAAACTTTCGGAATTACTATATCCTTTGCATCAAGAGCGAATTCAATTCCCAAACGACGGGCTCGGGCACGGGCGTTGAGCAGCATTTGACGTGTTGGATCATCGATGTGCCACTGCTTGAGACAGTCGATACAGTATGCCTGTAACCCATCCTTGTTCGTGTTTGCCTTGGAAAAAGCAACGCTCGGCTTTTCCTTTTCACAGTACACGCAAATTTTGGACTTGGTTTCAACATACGCATCGTGCGTGCTCCAATATGCACGATACTTGTTATGCCACTCACTCATGTACTGCTGACGAGTTTTACCTTTATACTGCGGTAGGCTACTCATAGATATGCCCCTACACTATGAATACTGAAGTTGAAGAACTTCGGTAGCCGTTATTCCTTCGTGCCGCAAATAAAGCTATACGTCGCGATCAGGCTCTCAGTGTCGATGTCGTCGATACGGACGAAAACTTCGTACACGTAGCCGCCCTCTTCACCTTCGTGCCACACCGCACCCTGAGCCGAGGAGCTATTGATGGCGTCCTTGATCTCGCTGTCGGTGAGCTTGTTCATCAGGTACTTCACACGGCTCGCCTGATTGTAGATGTTGAAGCTCGACAGACCTTGCGGCTGTTCGACCTGAGCCAGTTGAATCTCACCCTTGCCCGGAACTTGGTTCAGCATCGGACGATAGGTGACCTTGAACAACGCCACGAGAGTAGCCGCGATCTCACCGCAAACGTACTGAAGGAAGATCGAGAACTGCTTGGCTTCGTCGGCACCTGCCGTCTTGCCCAGCTTGAGACTCTTCAGGAACTTGAACGCCGAACCCGGACGGGCGAATCCACCTGCGGCCTTGGTGCTTGCGAATGCCGCACCCGGGACGCCCTCTTGCTGACCGTAAAACTCGTCCGTGAACATCATACCACGGATGTCGTTTTCCTTGCGGAGCGGGGCCCCTTCGAGCACTTCAGTCTTGCCGTCACGACCGATACCTGCGGCAGCGGCGGGGCTGGTGCTGACGTAAGCGATGATGGTTGTATCCATAGCGCCTTCGAGAGCGGCTGCAAGAGCCATCTCTTCTGGAACCTCTTCCCCGTCACCAACGATGTCAGGATACTGCATTGGGGTGTTGGTCTGGTTTGGATAGTCCACGAGTTCATGTTGCATCTCGGGGGCAACCTCACGAAGTACCTGACCCGGGAAGAAGAAATTGAAGCCTGCTTCCTTTTCGATCTCTTCTGGGGTCTTAGCCGCACCTTCCCCACCATTCTTGGTCGGGAGGGCGTGCTGCGGGTAGTTGTCTTTGGCTTCCTGAATGTGTTCGGCACACCACGGAGAATTACCCGTGGTCGGCTGTCCACAGCGGGCATCGCCAGCACCCATTCCGTATTCGGTCTGCCAGTCGCAACCAGCAGCGGCCTTCTTATCGTTTGCTTTCACAGCCTTACCTCCTGCTTCGTCCCAGCGTAAACCGTGCCTAGCTAAGATTTCCAAAGCTTGTTCTTTGTCAGGTCCCCCCATGACGCCCAGCATAGCGGGGTTCATTTTGAGAGAGTCGATTGCGATGCGAAGCTGATGTTTGTCACCCACGCTCATAGCGGCGACTCTTGCTAATACTGCCGTTGCTGTCCTGAGTGATTCCATCTTCATCCCCACACCTTCCATGAATTTGTCGTCTTCCTTGTTTGTCTTCGGGTACTTGTCTGGGTTCTCCGCACGCTCGGACTCCATCTCCGCAGAGGCGATCTCCTCCCAGTTAACTTCACCCGCTGGCTGCTCCCAGTCACTCTGCCCACCCGCGTCGTACCACATGTTCGTCAGGTTATCGACGAAATCACGGGCCTTGTCGCCGCTTGGCGCTTTAACCACGCCTTCGAGTTGCTCACGCTCGTGCTTACCACGCTCGCCCCGAGCATTGTCGGCGTTCTCCGCGTAGAACTTCTTGCTCTGGTCGCCGAACTTCTTGAAGAACTTCGCAAGCTGACCCGCCAACATCTTCGGAGTCTTCTTGTTCTTCAGGGCACTGCGGACCAAATTGTGCAGCGTCGTAAGTCCCGCCGAATCATTGTTAATCATCAGAGCGGTGTGCCCTGTGATCCAATCATCGTAGCCGAAATAATCAGCCGCCAGCTTAGCCAAGGTCATCATACTGGCTCCCTTGGAAGGCTCCCACTTTACGGTGCAACCCGGTGGGCAATCCGCTGGGTCCTGTAGCCGACCCTCATACGTCCCATCCGCAGCATACGCCACTGGAACCATCGGCACCTCTGGCTTCGGTGGCACTGGCACGGGTGGTTGACCCTTCATCTGGCGGCTACGATTCTGAGAGATAATCTGGTTGCGCTCCTGTACCAACTTCTGGTACTCCGCGTATGATGTTGCGGCGATCTTCGCGGAAGCGTGCTGCGTCATGTACCGCTTGTAATCGTTCGGCTGCTTTTCCTTGCCTGCCCAATAAGCATCCGCATCCGCCAACCCTTCCGACCGCTGGCGGCGAAGTGCCTGACTGTTCGGGTCCTGCTTCGTCTCGGACGGTGGGTGCTGAATGGTCTGTTTCTGGTACGGCTGCATTTTCCACAAATACTTTTCAACGAGCTTGTTGACAGCCGCTTCGGGCTTTGGAATCGCGGCATACTCTTTACGGAAACTGTCCGCATCCGCCCCACGAAGGACGTACTCACGCCCGTTCATGCTCAGCAGCATGTGGAACCCTTGCTCGTCCTGACCTTGTGCCACGCTAATCGCAGCGGTGCGGATCATGTGCAGGTATTCCTGTCCTGCTTTCTTGACCTCATCAATCGTCAGGAAGCTACCCTTCTTGAGGAAGGCTGCTTTAACTTCGTGATACGAGGCGAACTTTCCCTTGCCATACTTCCCGCTCAGGATGTCATCAAGCTGCTGTTCCGTGATCTTGAAGTGCTCCATGCAGGATTTACGCCCCATGCCGGATGTGTACTGACCACGAACACGGGCAACCGTGTCAGGATCGGGGGCACCCTCTTCGGAGTGCTTCTCAAAATTCGGGGTTGCCGACAAGTTCGTACCGCCGAACATACCGTTGGCTGAGGTGTTTTCCCTTGGGTGCTGCTTCTCACCACCGATGGGTTGCTCTTTCTGACCTGCTTCAACACGAACTGGGGCGACCTGCCCATTAACTATGCGGAGTTGTGCGGTAGCCTCGGCAGCTTGCACTGCTTCCTCTTGCGTAGCACGCATACCCGAAGGCCGACCATCTTCGAAAATCCACCAGCCTGTCTTCGGACCACGGGAGTCGTTTACGGTCGTGTGCTTTACAACGAACTCTCGGGCAGCCTGTTTCTTGCCCGCAACGTTGATGATGATTTGAGTTCCCGGCTTGGCGGTAACTTCGGTCGCGCCTGCGGTGTCCTTGACTTCTTTGTCACCGTAAGGACCGTCGCCACGAGCCTCCATCTCTTCTTCTTTTTCTCCGATGGTCTTACCGATTTCCATCTCGGCTTGAGCTTCAATGGCATCCTTGACGGCAGAGACGTTCTGACGTTCAGGCGGACGGATTTCACCGTCGATTACGCCAACTCCGCTTTCGCTGTGGGAATTCTCAACCAACTCATCGTGGCTCGGTCCAGCTTCCGCCGCTGCGGGGGTCGCCGTTTCGAGCTTCTGAGACAGATCATTGTCGCTGTGCATGATGTCCGCCGCCATACGAGCGGCAGCGGCGTGCAAGTCATCGATCTTAATGGGCATCTTCCTTCTCCACAACCAAGTCCGCTAGATCGCCGATACCGAGATCGATTGGACGCTCTTCATCTTCTTCGTCACCGTAGCCCGCACATGCTGTTTTGTCATCTGAGGCCTGATGTGCATTCAACGCATCCACACCGAGTTCGGCAACGAGTTCCAGTGTGTTCTGGAGTTCATCCACGTTGTCGCCTGATTCGTACAGTTCGCCGTCTACGTATACTTCGTAGCCATCGGTGTACGTCAGGACTTCGACACGGCTATCGCCGAGCATGAAATGCCCCGGTTCGCCCTCGTCGCTCCAACCCATACCTACCAGCGTCTCGACATACGGGAATTCCCCGACTTCGGCTGGCATTCCTGCGGCAGCTTCTTTCGTGTCGTCTGCTGCGTCTTCGTGTGGAGGCTGTGGCTCCTGAGGCTCCACAGGCGCGTCACCGCGTAGCTCGGGCTTATCATTGCCCTTTAACTGATCGTCTTGTCCTTCAGGCTTCGTTGCCAAAGGCTTACCCTTTGACTGGTTGCCCTGTGGTTCTGCCAAGTCACCTTGTTGACGATTGTCGCTGTCAACTCCCGGAGAAACGGCATCCGCTGCCTGTTCAGGGTTGCGCGGAGTTCCACGTCCACCCCCGCCGCCTCCACCGCCGCCAGAGCCTTCGCCCGTGCCGCCAGTTCCATCAGAACCCGGCCCATCGCCGCCCGGACCCGAACCGCTATCCGTATCGACGGTAGATGCACCGCCCGTGCCGCCGTTGTAGATGATGATGGTCGGGGTTTTAGGTTGTGCCCCACCAGCAGGTTGACCAGCAGCTTGTACGCTGCCGTCTTCACCGCCGCCTTCGTCACCACCCGCTGAGTTTGTGCTCGTTGGTGCAATGCTCACAGTTCCACCCGTGCCAGCCCCGCCTGTTCCCGTGCTAGTCGCGGCACCGCCTGTGCCAGCCCCGCCTGTACCTGCACCACCCATGCCGCTACCTACGCCGCCAGTTGATGCACCACCCGGACTTGAACCGCCAGTTTCAGTCGATGTTTCGTTACCAGAAGTTTCCGAGGTTCCATTACCACCTGCACCATCTGCTGGCGCTGCTACGGCTGGTGCCGCCGCTGGAACCGCCGCCGCTGCGGGTGCTGCTGGTGCTGCCGCTGGTGCTTCAGCCTTCGCGGGAGGAGTAACGGCGGGCTTGTTCTTGCCCTTCGTCTCATCAGGCTTCTTCGAATCCGCAGGCTTTGCAGCTTCGGCTGGTTCGTCAGCTTCAGCGTCATCGGGCTTCTTCGAATCAACGGACTGATCTTCCGCCGCATCATCGTCATCGGCTGCGGTTATCGTCCAGTCACTAGCCAATTTTCCAAATTTGGCCGAGGCTACCGCTATGAACTTCCCCGCTTGTGTGAGATCGCTAAAGGCAGCTTCACGGTGCTGTCCATTGAACGTGAATCCCACCTTAGCGTTCTTGCGTGCCGCTTCGGGAACCGAAACCGTAGGCTGCTTAATGTCGGCGTCCACCCCGTCAGGGCTTTCCGTGTTCGACTTAGCCTCAGAGATGTCCCCCGAGATGTCAGCCGCCTTGCGACGTGTCAGTTCACGAGCATCGCGCTGACGCTGATCTTCCAGACGTTTCGCCCGCTCTTCCTTGGTTTCTTCCGCCACATCAGCGTTCTTTCTCTTACCAGCTTCGCCTACCGATTCGGTCGGCTGCTTGATGTCCTGATCCACGGTGTCTGGGCTGTCAACCTCGGAATGCGCTTCCGAGAAATCGCCCGAGACATCCGCACCCTGCTTCGCTTCACCCTTCGACCATGTAGCCAACGGGTTCTTGTAGGTGCCGTCGTTGCGATAAACCGCAGCTTCGGATGGGTCGAAATGACCCACCAAATGCTCGTTGTGCCCGCCCGGTTCCATGCTCTTCAAGAGAGCTTCCATGTACCGTGCGAGGTTCGCTTGGTTTGGCTGGCCCGCACCACGCTGTTGTCCGTAACCGCTCACGTTCCATGCGGCATCGGTCGAACCCGGAATACGAATGACGTACTTCGGTGTGGTGGAACGTCCCGCCGATTTTTCCTCTCCGAAGTAAGATGCAAAATCATCTTCGGCGTAGTCTGCCGTCTTCCCCTCATCGAAGTAGGTTTCGAGATCGCCCTCGGCGTAATCCGCCGTCTTTCCTTCGTCGAAGTAAGTTTCAAGGTCGCCCTCGGCATAGTCCGCAGTCTTAGACGCCAGAATCGCGTCATCGAAGTCTGGAGCCATCTGCTCTTCCAAGGTGACGAACTGAGTGTTGTCTCCGTAAGGAACGTCGCTGTCTTCGAAGTGACCAACCTCATCACGACAATCACCGTTCCAACCGAGACCGAGCCTTTCGGAAGTCTCCAAGGACGGGTGCACGCCGCCGCAGGCTCCGCACTCATAGAACACAGCGGGGGCTGCTGTTGCGGCTTCTTCCGCCTGCTCCATTACTGCATCGGTGTCGTCAGCGAGGATAGCATCGAGCCCACCAAAATGCTCATCGTTTTCGTCGTAACCGTTGTCGAAGTCAGGTTCCGCAGAACAACACGGATCATCGGCGTCAACGTCCATGCCGCATTCGCCGCAACGACGCTGCTTTACCCAATCCTGTCGGTCAGCATCCCAGCGGGAATTCTGGTTTGGGCAGCCTGTCTCGTGAGTCGCCGTGCCATTGATGCTCAACATCTCGCACTGATCGCAACGGACACGCTGTCTGGCAGGACGGGCACCGGGCCGAGCAGCCGTTTTGGACTCCTCTTCCTTCGGCTCTTCCTCAGACTCTTCGGACTCGTCCTTCTTCTCGGACTTACCCTTGCTGCGGTTCTTCGCCCATTCGGACTGGGAACCACCCTCGGACTTCTTTTCGGACTTTGTTTCACCGCTGTCCGCCGACGCTCCACCATCGCCCGTGCTGGGCTCGTCCTCTTCGGACTTGGTGGTGTCGTTCTCAAGAGCCTCTTCAACCTTTACGGTCGGCTCTTCCTGATCGCCCTTGACCTGCTCAGGAACGTCGCTTCTCGAATCCGCGCCCATCTCTGGAGCCTCGATCTCGTGCTCCCCTGTGGTGGACTTTTCGTTGTCCTCACTCTCGCCCGGGAGTCTGATCTCGGGTGCTGGCCCCATGTCTTCCATCGTCTCAGACCAAATGTCTTCGATGTCCTGAGGAACGTCGGCAAACTTTTTACGCTGAGAGGAATACTTGCGAGCCATCTCGTCTTCGCGCTTCTGTGCCGCCGTTCTGGAGTGCTGCGAACGAGCGTCATAATCTTCACTATGCACCCCGCCGCCGATCAAGCTGGCGATGTATGATGCATCATTTTGCGAGGCGGTCTTCTTGGAAGCCATCTTCGAGCCAGCCTTTGCAGGCCCGCCCTTCTGTCCGTAACCACGCGAACTCGGGTCTTCTGCCCCCATCTGATAGATCATGTCGTCGTCACCGACGTACAGATCAACGCTACCCCATTTCTTGGCGGCTTCAGTCAAACCATCGCCCGTTGTCGGATAATCGCCATCCCAGTAGCCCGCACCATGACCGCAGCGGGTGAGCCAGAAATCATGACCTTGACGCTCGGCGTCCTGACCATCTTGTTCGGATGCCGCAGCCAGAAGCTCTTGATTCTCCGCTTGGAAGCCCGCGCAATCTTCGGTCATTGCCTGCAAGCAGGACGGTGCGAGATCGAGGATATCGTAGTTTGAATCCAACGGCTCACCGCCGCTGGGGTCAGATTCATCATTCGAAGACCATAGAGCGGTTATAATGTACTGGCTAGTGAAGTCATCGAGATTGGCTGCAACCTTCTTGGCGGAACCTACCCACAGGGAGGAAGCCTGCTTCACACCCAGTCCGCCCCACTTGGCGGCGTCAAATGATGCATTGTGATCCTTCAGGGCATCCTGACCCTGACGGGCTTGACTGACATTTTTCTTCAAATGTTCCTTTACTTTGTCGGGGGTCTCATCCATCAAACCGTTGCCGACCTGCTTGGAATAGCCGCTCGACAGATCATCTGCCGTCGCTTTATTCCAACCACCGCCGATTGCCTCGGGGTAATTGCCGCTGTAGTCTACGGCAGTTTTATCAGCCGAGCCTTTCTTATCAAATTGAGCCTTAACTTCACCAGCCCACGAGCCCGGGTTCTTTTCCTCGTATTTTTGGATTGCTTCCTTTATGGAACTAGCCCATGTCGTGCTTGCGACATACTTGCCGCTAACGAAGATATCGATCTTCCGAAAATCGCGACGGTCGCCATACGCTGCTGACTTGCTGACCTTTGGCACTCTCTCGTGGTGGTAGCTTATGAGAAGCTCGCTAAGGGCCTTTGCCCCATCTCCCTTACCGCCTGTGTGCATCCAGCTTCCGTTTGGGTATAGAACAGCGGTAGTTCCGATAGGACTCTTCCAAAAGGAAGTTCCGTCTGGCTTGGAATTAAATTGGGTATAACCGTGTTTCTCCACGACCGCAGCGTTTTCAGTTTGAGCCTTACCAGCGGAAGCAGGGTAGTAACTGCTTGCGGCGGACTTACGCTCTTCCTCTGGACGGCGGGGTACACCAGTCTCGTCGAGAGCGATACCAATCGGTGCGCTGTTGATGACAACCTTTGGCGTGTCCTTCTCATCCTTGTAGCCTTCGGTGCGCTGGTTGGCTTCGTCATGGGCTTCAGTACCCGGACCAACGTTTGTAATCGGGGTCTCGAATACCGCAGTGGCGGACGACGTGATTGTTGTGGTGACCTGTTCTCCGTCCTTTTCGGCAAGCTCGACCGCGAGCAAGCCCTGTTTGGACTTCGGAACCTTCAGCATCTCGATGGCTTTCAACTTCGCCCCATAGAGGGAGTCGGCTTGAATCTCAATGCGCTTGCCGCCGTAGAACGCGATGTAGCCATGAGCAACCTTGGCGGAACCCTTCTTGGATGAGAGACGTGGAACCATTTCACCCTTTGTCGGAGCCTTACCCTCGGAAGCATCCTCAACGCCCTTGGAATCGTTTGGCAAGAGGCTGTTGCGGAGAGCCGTGTCCAAAGATTCGAACACGTCCATCTCCTGCGGCTCTAGTACGGCCTTGGTGACTTCTTCGGCGGTCTTGATGGTTAGCCCAAGGCGGGCTTTCTTCTTTGAACCCTCCTTGGTGAGCAGTGGGAATTCCTTCAGCGGATTCTCGGCCAAGGCGGGGAAGTTCATCTTCGGCGTGATGTCCGTGACATCGAACTTCGAGGTCTCCACATCGGTCATCAGGGCATCGAATGCCGAGGACAGACGGGGGTCGAAGTACGAACTGAAGACTAAGTGACGAGTCAGGTTCGCAAGCTCGTTGTCATCCTTCGGGAACTGGAAGCCGATGTACTCACGCTTATTGACCCAGTTGGGGGCAAACAAAATGAGGGCGGCGAACTTGTCGTTTTCGGTGCCGAAGAGTTCTTTCTTGATCGATGCGTAGGACGCCTGAGAATACTCATCCCATTCGGTATCACCGATTTTGTGGGAGATCATGTCGCCGATTTCCTCACCACCAAAGGTGCGGACAAGGCAACCATAGAGCAGGGCGGTCGGGAAGTCTTGCCCCTTCTTGTCGGCAACGGATGGGGGGACGATGTAGATGCGACCGATGGCAATGTTCTGACGAAAGCCCTTGTAGAAAACTTCGAAACTCTGCACATTACCCGTGGAGCGAGCTTCCTTCTCACCAGCTTTGATAGCTTCGACAGTTTTGCTCAGCAATCCGTCATTGACCATGAAGGACTGGAACGATTTAAGAGCTACGGTGTTTCCACTTTGTGCCATGTTACTTTCCTCCTGCCGAAACTGACATCGCAGCGACAGCATTCTTTTCATTTACGTGAGGACACTCACCATAGTGTCCCTTAGCGCAATTGCAATTCCAGCAGAGTAGTCTATACTCCTCGGGAAAATTGTTATCGATAATGTACTTATACAACATGGGTCCGATTGCGCCACTTCCGAGGTTTCTACGGTGTTCCGCACCGTCGTTGTTGACATGATCTATCGTCAAAAACTCAAATCTCGATTCATCACACCCACCTTCGCACTGGCATTTTCCGCCATAGCCAGCGATCACACGCTGTTTTTGATTGACCCTAAACCGTTTGTTTATCTTACGGTCTTGCTGCCGATGCAGCTCACACAGGCTTTTACCGAGCAATGCTGGATTGGAGCACTTACCACATAATCCAGCGGCTCGGCGGGAATCTCGACGTTCTTTAGCTTGCTCAGTGGTGCCCACAGTTCCCCTTCTGTTGCGTCGTTACTTCTGTTTGTTTGTGCCGATGTTTTCCGCTTCCTTGCGGATGCGGAGTTCGTTCATTTCGATCTGGCTACGGAACTGCTTGACGTAGCTGGTAACCGTGTGTTCATCCCAGCCCATGGCACGGAGGGCTGCAACGCCCATCTGCATCCACTGGCTTGCAACAAACTGGAACTTCTCGCCGTCGAAGTTAATGAAGTCACGCTTCGCTTGGTTGTCCATCTCAATGATCTGACGACCGAGTTCACGAACGCCCTTCAGTTGCTCGCTGAGACTCTTGATGGCGATGTTAGCGTCCATCCCTTTAATACCCGAATTCGGTTTATCCAGATGCTCGTTCATGCCATCCAGAATCGCCGCCATTTCGAGGGCAATGAGTTTGCTGAGTTCCGCCTGACTTACATTCGGGTCTTCAATCTTTGTCCGAATCTCCGTCAGCTTGGAACTTTCGACACGCTTGCCCGGTTTCTTGTCTTCTGCCGCCGAGTTGTACTTTCCCTCTAAATCAACTACCAGTTCTGCACGCTCAATGTTTTCACTCATTACTCTATGTCTCCTAGCTCAAACGAGCTACCTATCTGCACGTCTTGACGTGCGGGAGGATTCATATCGATGTCGGCCATCTTCGTGTCGCCCGGACGCCCACTATTCGGCATCAAGTCAAACTCAGCAAGAATTGTACGTCCATCCTCTGGCGCACCCTCCCCGACCTTGTGGTTGGACGCCGTTTTGTCCATACCGGGGAAGCTCAAGAGAGTTCCGCCAGTGAGACCGCAGTGCATCCCCTTGCGATACGTGCAAGAGCCGCACTTGTGTGCCCCGATAATTGGGTTGTGATCGGCAAGCTTGTTCTTGAGGAACGTGCAGTCGATCTGCGATAGCGCAACCTTGATCGGCTTCTTCTTCAGGCTGGCGATGAACTCTTTCACTGCCTTGCTTGCCTGAGCGGTGCCGAACTTCGCTGCCGCCTGCTTGTAAATCTTCTCCATCGAGTGACCCTTCTTGTGATACCGCTCGATGACGCTGGCATCAAGTTCAGGTGCAGCCGCACGGTGTGCGTGACGTACCTGATCGGGGTTGCTCTCGTGGAACCCTGCGTGTGGAACACGGGAGGCATAGTTAGCGTTCGCCGTCACCTTGTGTTTCTGTACCACTGCCGAGTGTGTGGCACAGGATGCACACTTCGCACCCGCCACAAAATTCTGGTTATGCATACCGGCCTTTGCGAGGAACTCCGCATCAGCCTTTGCCAGAACGATCTGTCCGTTCACGTTCGGCCGCAAGCTGCCTACGAACTCACGTACCGCCTTGCCCGCCGCAAACGCACCGTACCGCTTTTCAGCCGCACGAGCGATAACCGCCAGTGAGTGACCCTTCTCATGCAACGCAGCAATGTGCGAAGAATCGAAATCAGTCGCGATCACGCGACCCACACGCTTTGCCTGCGCTTCCACGCCGCCGAGACTCGGGTGACGGGAAACGGAGGAGCTTGTCTTCGGAGCAATGGGCATGGAACCGACCTTGGTGCCGTCGTTGCCATTGGCGATCTGAACCAATGCTGCCCGCTTCTGCTTGTTCGGCACGCCAGCCGTGAGCTTATTCACGATGGGTGTAAGCTCCTTGGTGGTCGCTACCACTGGTAAGTGATAGACACCGCAGGACTTAACGTTGCCGTTCTTCGAGAAATACTGGCATCCTTCGCACGCGCTGATCTGCTTTACGGATGCCGCTCGGGGCTTAATGCCGGCCTTGTCCCACGCCGTCTTCTGCGCTACGCAGCCGTTGCTCGAACTGCCGTGCTTCTCTCGTTCATAAGTCGGGGAATTCTTGTCCATGTAGGTGTTGGGTTCGAGGAACGCCATGCCTACCAGTCCTGCGTTCTCTTGCAGGTATTGAGTCGCCATCTGGTGATTGAACAACTCGATCTCAGCCAGCTTCTTCAGCTTGGCGGCGATCTTTGACGGTGCCATACCCTGATTGAGCAGGCTGTGGACGTAAGTCAAAACCTGTGCGTCCGACACGTTCTTCTTCTCGACCTTGCCTGTGGAGGCTGCCGATTCCAGTGTTTCCGTTACTTCGGCGAACAGCGAGTCATCGTCGCCCAGCTTCCCACTGTAGTCTTCCTGATGCTGGGTTGCCTGTACACGCCAATTGGCGCTTGAGCCTTTTACACTGCTACCTTCGAATACATCCGTGCCGTCCTTTGCAGCCATGCGCTCAAGATGCGTACCGCGAGCCCGTTCAAGACTATCCCGCTGAGCATTCTTCTCGGCTGAACCAGTGCGACCCGGCCACAGTGGGGTGTGCCTGCTGGCGCTCTCAGCGATGTCGTCCATGAACTCATCATCGATGTACTGGTGAGAACGATCCAATTGTTCTTCACCTGAGTCCTGTGCGTCCTTCAAGCCGAGGTCCTTCCATGCGGGCTCGCGGTCATCCAAGAATGCGTCAACGATGCTAGTGTACGGTTTCTTTTCTTCTGCCATAGGTTTATGCCGCAGCCGAAGCTGCTTTCCCCTTCTTTGCATTTGAAATCGCCATCTTCCATTCCGTAGATAATGCTCCACGTTTTCCAACACGAAGACGATTCCGATTTGCTATCCGCTGTGCTTGTGCTGCCCTACGTTCGGGAGTCCATGCAGCCCGCATCGCTGCTTTCATTGCGGCTTCCACTTCTTCGGCGGGTTTAACCGCAACTATTTTTTTCGGTCGATGATGCCCAAGAGCTAGGTTTTTCAACTGTTGCGCTGTGACAGGTCTTCCTTTACGCTGCTCACTCCAAAGCTGTCTTGTTCTTTCCGAAATAATCCGGCCCACAGTTCCCTCACCGCCCAGCGTCATGTTGTAGCCGTTCTCAACTTTATGACTTTGATGGAGAACGATGAAAAAGGTCTCCATCTTGGAGAGTTCATCAGCGGTCTTGGCACGATAAATCACTTCGACCTTGAAGGCATCCGAGCCGTACTTGCGAATAGTGCGGCATAGGTAACGATCCCCACCCCGTCTCGCTTCGCGAACGTGCTGTTGAAAACGAGCGTCTGCCTCATCTCCGACATATTTGCCGATGTAGACCCCACCGTTGATTCGATTTGTGAGCTTGTAAATCAGCATGTTAGAACTCGATATCGTCAAAAGCACCCATAAAACCCATAGGGTCGTTTTTAGGGGCGGCGGCGATTGACTCTCCATTGTCTACCTCATCGCCAACTAGCTTTATGATACTGTTTCCTTTTACTTTCCAAAAATCCCGAGTGCTCGGTGATTCATATATATTGCCAGCTATCCGTTCAAGTCCCATGCTGGCGATCTTTTGCTTGAGGGCGGGGGGTACGGGGGTGCTGGAAATGAAGTGATTAACCGTGAAAACGCTGGAATCAGCGGATTTTTGAGCCCCTAATCCGAAAGTTGTCGCCGCACGAAGCTTGCCCATGTTGTTACCCTCTGAAGTAGCATCCGATAGTTGATTTTCGGGAAACAAACCGCTTTTCTGACTTTCAGTTCCTATAGCAAGGAGCTTCCATGCAAACTATTTCCAACCAGATTCTCAAAACGAACCTCGCCGCCGCAGATGGGGCATGGCGTAACGTCTCGAATTTCGTGGCCTCCTCGATCCACATTTTTGCCCAGACATCCGCTGGATTGCCTGTCGCGCTTTCTGGCACTATCACCATCGAAGTCAGCAACGACCCTAATGTCAACATCGACAACCTTGCCACTCAGATTGCCGCTCCTTCAGCCCCAGTTCTCACCGCATTTACCCCCACGAGCGCAGGGCACGGACAGACTTCTAGCGCAGGCGGCGGGAATCAGGCGTTCGCCTATCCCGCCGCCACTTACGGGGTAAAGCTGACCTACGTCAACCTTAAAGGTGAGACGGTCGCCAGCACGCCAACATCGCTTGCCGTCGCCGCAGGAAACACTCTTCAGATCGGCGCTCCCGGTCCAGACACGGGCGGGTACGCTACAGGCTACAACGTGTACGTCAGCGTCAACGGCGGACTATATATCCTTCAGAATCCACCGTTTAACTCGGGCAATACGTTCGGCAACCTCGAAGTCGCCAACGGCCCGCTCAACATCAACACCACGTTCACCCTGTACGCATGGCAGAACAGCGGAATTCAACCACCAGCTACGAACACCACGGGCACCCCGAACGTCGGGGCAAACATCAGCGGTAACCTCAATGCGGCACCATCGGCAGGTCAGCCAGACAACGAGGCGGCAATCGCATACGACACAGCTACGGGGGTGTATTCAGGTGCAGCGACAATGGTCATGTGGGCACCGTCTTGCCTCTATTTTAACTGGGTTCGTGTTCGTGTGACGGGTCAAACACCGGGCAACGTACTTCAAGCTTACCTTTTTGGGCAAAATGGTTAGGTCAGGAAACTTTGTTGTAATTAAACGACTTTCATACCCTCCTTTGAGTATTAACCCACTGGGGGTTTCATGTACATCTATCTCATCGTCAACCATGTAACGGGGAAGTATTACATCGGGCAACACAAGGGCAACAACCTGAGGAATTATTTCCAACGCAAATTTTCTGATGCTAGGCACGATAAAGGAAGTTCTCATCTTTTCCGTTCCATGCGTAAACATCCGCTTCCCTGTGATTGGTCCACACACGCCCTCCTCTCCGATGTCCAGACTAAATCCGAGCTTGACGCCTATGAACGCGATTTCATCGTCTTCCTCCATTCTCAAGACCCCGAGTATGGTTACAACATTTGTCGAGGCGGCGAAGGGTTTACAGGACCGCATTCGGAATCTGCTCGACTAAAAGTGGGAGAAGCCTCCAGAAAAAGATGGGCTAATCCCGACTACAAGAAGACGGCTATCGAATCCATGAAAAAAGTAGGAGGCGAATGCCGCGCTATCGGCGGAAGAGCGGGCGGGCGACAAGCGGTCGTGAGCGGGCAACTAGATAGTGTTCGAGTTGCCGCCAGAGAAGGTTTGATAGATTGGAGAAACGAGCACCCCAAAGAGGTGCTGACTAATTGCCGTAAAGGGGGACAGACGAATGTGGAAAGCGGTCACATGGACCGTATGCGTGCCAAAGCTGACCTCGCCGCTGGTGGACGCACCGCTGGACGAATGGCGGCTGAAAACGGCACCCTCGCCAAGGCTATTTGTAAACGTTGGAATATCAACCGTGGCAAGCCTTGCGTTTGCGGAACGCACCTACCAAAACCTTTAGTATAACCGCCCTAAGAGATGGACGCCTACAGCGCCCACGCACCAAACGACGCCCGACATGATCGGGCTGGGGATGGAGAACGTGCCACACCGTGCGTCAGTGAAACAAGTAAGCTGACCTGCCAGACTTAAAGACATCTGGTGATAGTGAGCGGAGAAGGGCAGGGGCGAGCGTTCGCCATTCCAAAATTTAATCACCTACTCAAACCTAAGTATACCCGTCATCTATGTAACCCGGCTCTTGCTGGGTTTGCGGGCATGGCCGCTCGCTGGGACTGTCATGACAGTTTCGGCACCTTGCACGGGCTGCGGCTGGCGGGCAGAAAGTCGCAGCCCTTTATACTCCCGCAGCTAAGCCTTCTCCTACGGCAATATACTCATCCCCACAGTATATAGCAGCCGCCAACCGATGATAGCCATCGAACATCGAACCGCTGGCTTTCAGGGTAATTGGTGCAGCGGCCTCGCGGTGCTTCACGAAATAGGCGATCCTGTAGACATGACTCTTGCGGCTGGATGTTTCATCCCTCGTCCAAGAACCGCAATGTTTCGTCCATGGTCGGCCCTGTTCGTCTAGTGCGGGGTCTTGAAGTGCTTGCTGAATCTCCTCGGAGGTAATCGGGTCGCGTCTCCATGACTGACTCCACGGAGGACGTTGTAATGGGTCTTGTTTCTGTCTCAGCGACTCTACGAGAACTTGGTTCATTTGATCTTCCTTCGGCTATCTGTGCCCCTATTATTGCGGTACAAAGCCCCTTGACTCGGCTTCACGTGTCCCAAAAGAGCCCCCGATGCCGCTTTCTGCACTTGTGCTGTATGCGTGATCGTCTGTTGGAGCAAAGCTGGTGCTGAGGGTAAAGCAGGCATCGGGACGTTGGGGAGCGAAGTCACCGAGGGGGCAGCGGGACACTCTTGAACTACGGTCGTTTTTTGAGTACGGAAACAGGCGATAACGGCTGACCATTGTCCCCCGCCATTTCCCATCCACGTAGCGTACTGAGTTCCAGTTCCCGAAAATGCGTTATCGGCGCAAATTAAACGGGCGGCACCTGTCGGAGGTTCCTGTACCCGTATCA